CCTTTTTTGGCTTCCCCCTTTCCCCCATACCCCCTTTTCCCCCAGAAGCAGAAGCAGAAGCAGAAGCATAGATGTCCCGGACACTTTGGGACATTGTCCCACCTTGTCCCTTTTCTTCGGATAGTTTGGCCTTTTTAGCGCGATATTCGCGTTTTCTTACAGACTCAGGATTCTCAGAGTAATTCCACCGCTCACGGTATTTGTGATAGTTTACCACGATATATCCGCCATCGATCCTCTTTATCCGGCGGCCATCTTCGGCCATCGACCTGCTGTGTTTATCCGGCGACTCAAGCACCTCTATAGCTGCCATAACCTTCTCAATCGGCATGAAGCACGTTCCAGACAGCACGGGCGCAGAGACTGGAGCAATCCCATCACTCTTACACGCAGCGAGGATCGCAACAAAAACCTTGAAAACCTCAGCCGATTCCATCATTAAAGAGCTTAAGAGGATATCTGAATCGAGCTTCGTGAACCCCATCACTCGACCTCCTCTCTGGTAGCCTCAAAAATGTAAAAATTATCATCCGTGATGTCTTCACCATGAAGTTCATTCCCGATACTAAGCACCTGATCTTCATAAATCCTAATATCTGGGTACGGGATACTAAACTTTGCCGCAATAAGAGATTTTACCTCTCCAACAGTAAACAGGAGTTTGTTAGTGGGCACAAATAACCTCCAATAGAAAATCCAACGGGCCGCACCGATGGCGCTCCGGGCAACAACAGAAACCCTTTGCTTTGGTACGACCCGTGGATGTAATTGCGTTCATGGAAGTCCTGTTGTTTGAGTTGGCGTCGGGGCCATTACCTCCCGACACTATCAATCTACCATTGTCCAATCATCGTGTCAAGTCCGCATCGATTGAATAAAAGTGAATCATCTCGATCTTGGCTACCGGCTCCCAGTCTTGCCAGTCGTCACGATCCCAACGACCACCATACATCGTCACGAACGGAGCTTTATTCAGGCGTACAATCAGGTCACAGTCAACGAACCTCACTGCAAGCCACGCCGGCCTGTTGGTAAGCTCTTCAAGCCTCTTTGCTGCCAGCAGCTTGTGCAAAGATATCATGTAGTCAGTGTACTTGGTCGACGCATTCTTCCGGCACTTGATCTCCATCCATGCCTTGACGTTGTGGTGCTTGTCGACCATCGCCACATCCAGCCCCCACTTAGTTGAGAGCTTGATCGGGCGCAGGCCGTTTATCTCTCCGAGCTCTACAGCAAACTCCTTCTCCCGGCGAAGATCTTCTTCCTTCTCATACATCCGGCGCCTGCGTTCATGCGGCTGCATCATAGATACTTCCTAATGAAGGGGAGACAGACGGGGTTCGAACCCGCGACCGCCGGACCCACATTCCGGTGCTCTACCAACTGAGCTACTGCCTCCATAACTGTCTCCACGTTTGATCAGTACCGATCGTCGTATCCACCACGACCACGGTCGTCCCTGCGGCCATAGTCCCGGTCCCGGCCACGGTCATCCCGGTCGTCGCTTCGAGGGGCAAAGCACTGCTTGTACACAGCCATTGCCGCTATCTCGACGCTCTTCCGGGGGTTGCCGTCACGGTCCTCCCAGCTATTGGTCTGTTTGCGGCCGTAAACGAGAACGGCGTCGCCCTTTTTCAGATTGGCCATTGCGGCATCGGCGGTGTACTTGAAGCACACCACGTCAGTGTATTCGACCTTCTGATCATCTCGCGGACCATAGTTGGTAGCGATAGAAAACTTGACGACATTCTTTTTTTCCCCGAAGGCCTCGGGATCTTTGGTCAGTCGACCACCAATGTTACAGCTGTTGATGTCCATGATTTTTCCTTTACCATTGACTGATTGTTGAAATGTCTACGGCGTTCGGGTCGGGGATGTAAGCCCCGAGCTCTATTGCCGCCCACGTTTTGATCTCCTCCATCTTTTCCTCCCACTCAGACGTTGTCCACTCTTCGAGCCTCGTGGACCGAACAAACGGCATCCCGTTGTCGTCCAGATATACGAAAAACTTCGCCTGCAGGATTGCATGGACCTGATCGTTTTCGTATGGCGCATATCCGAGCGCATCACCAATAATGGGGACAACCACTCCCCTGTAATATCTGTTCTGCTGGTTGCTCTTTTCCTTCCTCTGTTTACGTATGATACATTCCACGGCCGCATTCTCAGGAAACGTGGCGAGATACGCAGCCAAGCCGGCTGGATCTTCGGGCACGAATTCCCTGTTGGTGATCGTGCCCGGATATTTCAGATCGAAATTCATGACTTCGGTTTCGGAACTTTGTCGTCTTCGACGTCACGAAAGATCTTGCCGTAATCGATGATCTTGATATTTACCAGACCATCGTAGCCGTGCTTGTCCTGCAGCCACATACGCCAGCATTCAGGGTCCACGCTTTTTTCGGTAAGCAGCCCTGCCAGCTTCTCGACGTCCTCGCTCAGGATCAGGCCATAGTGGCGCTGGTATGCGTCGTTGAGCTGCTTCTTGTCGTGGCCGGGTACTTCGATGTACCGGGGACCGGGGCCTTGCTCACGAGGCGCGGGAGGATCCTGACGGCGCTGTTGTGCCGGCGGATGATCGTTGCCCATCTCCATGGTATCGATCTCGGAGTCGATCTGCCCGGAGAACGGGATGCAGAACACCTGATTCAGGACGTACTTGTAGGCCGAGGTCATGGCCTTGTTGTACGCCTTGTCACTGGTGTCGTTCCCTGATCCGGTCACCTTGGCTTCGAGGAAGGTGCCGTCGGGACCATAGAAGGTGTAGGTAATCACGAGCTTGACAAACATCATCTTGCCGCCGTTCGCCCGTGGCTCGGTCCAGTGCTCCTCCTCCTCAACCGTCGGAACGATCAGGACTTGGTGCTTGGCCAGCAGCGGATTCAGGCTGTCGCAGACATCGTCGATCGATCGGTAGCTGTAATTCTGATCCTTGTTCTTGTGGCTCTTTTCCACGGGACCGATCTCTCCAAGGATGGAGAGGATTCGCTCCTGAATCGTTGGCGGCACACGCTTTGCGACGGTCGCCTTCGGTTCGGCCGGCTTACGGCTGCGGGTGGTCTTCGACGCAGCCGCTTCTGTGGTTTCTTTCTTCTTGGTCATGCCTGTCTACTTTCCTTTTCTACGTTCGGGATTAAAGGTTTTTCCCGAAGGGGCAAAATTGTTTCGCATCGCAATAGTCTTCGCAGCGGGTGTTCCTTCCGGGGCGCTGCTCGACCGAGTGGCCCCTCCCGAGCTCCAGCGCGAGAGCCGTTGCGTCTGCTTCGTCGTTGAACACGCGAACAGCCGTCTTCCTTCCTTCCTTATTGACGGCGTAGGTTGTAGGTTTCGCCCACCGCTCTTCCGGGGTGCAGAACGGAAGCTCTTCGTCCGCGAGCTTACAGGCATTGAAGTGGACCCGGGAACGCGCAACAAGATATTCCTCGGTCGCTTCTTGCGTCCAGAGAGGAACCTTGATGCACTGCTGTGATGCTGGAGGGTAGTTCGTGTTGCCGGCCTTGCTCTTCTGAAAATCACGATAAAAAGTATTGATCTTCAGAGCATTCACCGGGAAGCCGAGCAGTCGAAACGCAAACGCATAGCAGTTCAGCTGACGTTCCCACTCGGGCTTGGATCCACCGTCACTGTAAACGATGCTCCAGACCGAGGTGACCTTGTGGTCCTCGACAACACCGTCGACCCCGTCATAACAGTCGGACTTGCCGGACACGTAATAACTGTTGGGGTCGTAGTTCTCGGTCTCCCAGAACTTTACGTTGCCGTCGACAGTGTAGAGCCGCTGCTTGACAAGGTCATAGAACCAGCGCTCTTCGCTGAGGCGCTCGGCGTTCGGGTTACCTTTAGCTGCAAGGCGCTCGACCGTGTTGTGGGCTGCGCTTCCAATGAACAGCCACGTAAACTCGGTGGCATCCTTAGCAATCTTGTCCCGGTGGCGATCGACGAGGATCTTGGGACGGGGGGCGTCGATAAGCTGTGTTACCGACAGGACGTTGTCTGGTGCTTTGACCAGATCATACTCTTCGACATACGCCTTGATGGCATCCACCACTGTGGGCGACAGGTTAAAATTGTTGGTGATTATCATTGCTCCACTCCTTTGCGCGAGAGTGTTAAGGGTTTATTTGTGCAATAGGGACATCCCCTCAGCCGCCTCTGTGATCCGCACTTTTTACAGGTTGTCGCTTCCCAACGATCGGCCATCATGTCGACCATTCGCGGCTGACTCACCTTGTTTTTGGCAGCCAGCTTCTTTACCCGTTTCTGGGTATCGATGTCGACTGATACGGTTGTCTGGTTGGCCATCTATCCTCCTTCGTGGTTGTTGTCAGGTCAGGCGACAGGGAGTCAAACCCTGCAATTTTTCACAGACACGTCGGCCTGCTACACCTTTCGCCCGTCGGTTACTCAGTCACGGGGGATTCCCGTGTCCCTTACTCCCTTGGATACTGCCCGATAGTCTCAATTAGATTATACTTGATTCCCAATTGAGAGTCAATAGAAATCAGACCGGCTGGAACCCTGTCAGACAGAGCCCCAGATCGTCCAGTTCGTACTCGATTTCCTGCCCGACAACCCTGCTCACATCGACTCCGTGTCCCGGGACAATGCAGCCGAAGCATGCATCCAGCGCCCGGATGAGCGGCCCGTCATCGGCGTGCAGCACCCCCAGCTCTCCGTTGTGGTCCTCGACCACCAGCGTGGCAATGCCGCTGCCCCAGCTGCCCCAGCTGGCCCTCAGTCCTTTAATAGTTGCGCGTGCCATCTCAGCCCTCCTTTTTATGGTTGTTCCCCTTATCCGTAGATCCGGGTGTAAAGTTCCTGCCCTAGCTGCCGGCGGTACTTCTTCAAGATCTTCTTGCCGACAACCGCCTGCTTGGGAGTCAGGCTCAGCTGGTGCGCAAGACTGTTGCCTATACGTGTATCGCAGCCGTTGTAGCCCACATCGTTGCGGAAGCTGGCATGATCACTGTCGAACCCGGAGATGTACTTCAGGCCCTCATGGATTGCCTCTACGTCCGCCTTGGTGAGGCCCACGGCCTCCAGCGTGATCTGCTTCCGGGTCAGGTTGTTGGTGGTCGGCTGAGCGCCCGGGGTGACCGGCTCGGGCTCGACGACTTCGTCCAGCGCCCTGTCGATGACGGCCTGCTTGTTAACGATCGTCTTGGCAATCGTGCAGTCGAGGCTCTCCTCCAGCACAAGGTGATAGATATTGACGCTATCCTTCTGGCCGATGCGGTGGCAGCGGTCCTCTGCCTGCGTGACATTCCCGGGAACCCAGTCGAGCTCCGTGAAGATGACCGTGGAGGCTGCGGTGAGCGTGAGGCCTACGCCGGCAGCCGTGATGGATCCGATGAAGACCTTGACCGCAGGATCCCTCTGGAAGCGATCCACGGCGTCCTGCCGGTCAGCTTGCGCCGTCTGCCCAGTCAGGACTACCGCAGAATCGCCAAAGGCCTGCTTGAGGCCTTTTACGACGTCATGGTGATGAGCGAACACCACCACCTTGTCGATGCTCTCCAGCTGCTCTTTGATGAAGTCGATGCACTGCGGGATCTTCTGGACCGCCGTGTCGTGCCGCAGCCTTGCGATCTCGGTGAAGGCTGCCGTGGCTGCGTGCCGCAGGAGCCTCACAGCGTCCTTGTATTCGCTTTCGTTGTCGGATGCCTTGGCCAGCTCCACATTGGCCTTGAGCTCCTCCAGCCGCGCTTCGTTGCGCTTCGAGGCCTCAATCTCGGCCCTGACCGCCCGGGCTCCCTCGCCATCGGCCGACAGCTCGATGACCGTCCGACGCTTTGCCGGGAGCTCCTTGAGCACGTCCTTCTTGAGACGACGGCAGAGGATGCTCTCGCGCAGCTTGTCCTGCAATTCTGTAAGGTTGCTGGCTTCGCTGAAGTCCCAGCCATAGCGGTTCTGATGAGCGTTGCAGTAGCGCTTCGCGTAAGCAAAAAAGTTGCTGAACAGGTCAGCCTTGAGGCTGCTCGCAAGAGTCCAGAGCTCAAGCGGCCGGTTGACGATCGGCGTCCCGGTGAGATACAGCCTCCGACTGGCCCGGATGCCCGGGAAGTGGAAGTTGCTGCGCTTGGTGGACCCAACTACCAGCTGGGTGCGCTTGGCCTTGCTGTTCTTCAGATAATGAGCCTCGTCAACACAAAGAATTGACCAGACACCCGACTCAGATACATTTCTCCAACTAATGAGTATATCGTAATTAATTATCAAAACAAAAACAGGAGAACCACCATGGCCAGACCCGCAAGAGTAAGTGACACGCAACTCAGAAAACACTTTCAGCTTTTCAAAAAGGGACTGCGCGTACCTGAGGTTGCCAAGATGCTTGGCATCAGGGGAAGCACCTTGAGGTATCACTACTTCAGAATCACGGGCAACAGACTGCGGCTTTTTAGGCGCCACCAGCCCGCGTTTGCTACCCCGAAGAGTGCCACCACTCTTGCCTACATGGCGGGATTTATCGACGGCGACGGGTGGATTACCATTACCAAAACTGCCGCCCAAATTGGAATTTCCAGCGTTGACAAATCGGTCGTTGATTTCTTTCTGAAATATGGGGGACTCTATAGTAGCCGACCGGGAAACAGCAGTGGAACAATCAAAGGGGCTCGAACCCAACACATGTGGAGAATAAGCAGAACCTTGGACGTCCTGAACGCCCTCATAGCCATTCGGCCCTACCTCGTTATTAAAAAGAGAAAGGCCGCTGAAACAATCCAGTACTGCAGGAGAAGGCTTTCCAGATGCAACAGCAGCAACTAATGGGCGAGTGCTCCACTTGTCCAGCTCGCGTGCCCAGTTGATCTTCAGGGACGCCGGACAAACCACGAGGACTGTTTTGATCGACTTGTCGAGGTTGATAATTCCGCAGACCTGTATGGTCTTCCCGAGCCCGGGCTCGTCACCGAGGAGGGTCGAGGGCCGCTGGCTGATGTACTTGATTCCGGCCAGCTGGTAAGGAAGGTAGCTGAGGCCTTCTGGGGATGGGACAACGAAGTCGGCGCTGACCGAACGGCTGGCTTCGAGAGCCGCCTGTCGCTCCTCTTCAAGCGCCCTGAGCTCTTCCTGCAGCTCGGGGAGACAGTAGGGCAGGAGCTTGGCCGCCGTCTTAGGCTCCTTCGTGTACCAGACTCTCGCCTGTGGGTTCCACCAGAAGCCTGCCCCCTTCACGACATCCTTTTCGGAATAGTCGCTGCGAGCGACGAACACCTCCTGCTCGCTCTTGATGTACTTGGTCCAACCCTTCTGAACCGTTTCTCTGTATACCACCATCTTGTGCCTCCCACCTTTTTCTTTAATTATACATTGGTGGTCAATTGATTGTCAATAGTTTTTTCTGGACAGAAGATGTGCTGCAATTCGCCATCGATTATCGTGAACTTCTCACCCTTGGCAATAGGGGTGTCGCAGTTGGCGCACCCCCACTGCTTCGAGGCAACTAAAATCGTCTTGGCTGTCTTGAAGCGATCAGACACCTCGGCGTGTGTCTTGAAGAGTATTTTTAGCGTATACTCCTCGATATCGATCGCTGTGTGTTTACGCATCCCACTCCTCCAGCGGGGTCACCCCGACTTTTTTGAAGACCGTACAATCCTTGCCATCGATTCCACCGAACTCGTACCGCGACCCCTCGCCAGCCTCATCCAGCAGCTTCTTCACCTTTGCCGAGCTGGCGTCGGTGAGTTTGATCAGAAGCCCCTGAGCGCCCACCCGGGTGGCGATACGACACGTCTTATACTTCTTATCCCGAACCACTTCGAACGCATCCTCTGCCTTCAGGGTATCCGCAGGCTCCCTCTCGCACCACCATGCCGGCTTCCCTGTGGGGTTGCCATCGACATCAAAGATGGGTGTAAAGCACGTCCTGCTCGGGTCCGACAAACTGGCTGAGCGCCAGTAATTTACACCTCCGCGATCCCGGATCCAGCCACGGATCTTCGGGGCCATGTCAGCTGTGATTGTTATCCTTGACATCCTTAGCCTCCTTTGGCCAGATTGCGTCGGCCAGCGCCTTGTATAAAAGTGAAAGATTCGTCTTGTCTTCTGCCGTGATCTCATCTCCGACGATGGCCCGAGCAACAGCGTGGAAGGCCGGAATCGCGGCCTTCGAGTCCAGCCACACCACCGTCTCTTTACGCATCACCCCCTTGCAGTTGCCAGCGCCTCGATCTCTCCGCGCTCGATCTCGTGGCACCCGATCTTCAGAGTACCGTTCACCGAGATTACGGTGTAGCCACCGATGTCGTAACCGTGGGTCAGCTTGCCACGTTGCAGGAGCTTGTATGCCACGATGGCTTCGCGTTCGGTGACCTCGGCGGAGTCGGACGTCTGGACCGCTGACTCTTCGCGCTTCCTTCCGTAACCGTCCTCGGTTACTACCCGCAAGAGCTGCGGCCTGAGCCCGTAGATTCTGACGTTGCCGCCAGCACGCCACCGCTCGATCTTCTCCTTCAGGGCCTCACGCTTCTTGGCGGCAGCCTCAGCCGCACGCTTCCGGAGCTTCGCACGGAGCTCTTCGAGGTCGGTTCCACTAAACTTTTCAGCCAGCTCGTCAACTGCCTTGAGATCATCGACCGCCTGCTCGCCAAGCTCGAATGCTTCAACATAAGCGTGAAACTTGTTTCGTTTGTCTTCAGCATAATTCAGTTTCCACTCGAAGTTCGACCGCGCCCGGGCAGCAGATTCGTACTGCTCGACACACTGCTGCCTAAACCACTCAATGACATTTTTGTGGCTGGCGGTGTCAGCATAACACGTCCGATAGCTTGCGCCATACCGATCAAACGGGACAACGAAGACACAGTAGTTTGCCGGGATTGCACCGCGCACAATGCCCTGATGCTGACTAGTGCTTACCGAATAGCTGGCAGCATTGAACAGGACAACTTCACGACCGCTTGGCGTCCGAGTAAACCGTGCGATCGGAAAGTGGCGACCATAAGAGTAGATGACATCACCCTCAAAAAAAATGTTCCCGGCACGCCCCTCTTCCTGCCTCTTGTTCGCCCAGTAGTGGGCGACCTCTGCATGGTTCCTTAACCTTTTCCGCATATCAAACCTCCTCGGGTTGTGGTTTTATTTTAATTATACATTGATTTTCAATTGAAAGTCAATAGGTTTATACGAAAAAAAGCCCCGGGAATCCCGAGGCTCATAACACATTGATTTTTATGGAGTACTAAACGCAGTCAATTCTGTGAAAATCGTCCCGTTCGCAGAAATGAGTGATCAAAGCATGCGGAGACGGCGGCCTCTTGTCCCATTGTTTCGGATAATCCTTGAGTCCGTACCGTTTACAAACAGTAAATACATTTTCACTGCAGAAGTCACGCTTGGGGTTCTGTCGAACCCACGGGAACCATCGACGTACCGCCGGCACGAAGGGCAGTAACCCACGCCAGTCATACTTCCTGCGGTTGCGACGCAGACGGGCAAGGTGCGCCTGTGCTGCATAGCGCACCTCTTCATCGTCAAACCCGTCCCACCGCCACACTGAGTGCATCCTGTCCCAGCGTTTCTTGTATTTGTCAAACGAGCTTTCGACGAATCCACGAGGTGTCGCCTCCGATGCGAAGTACTGCCCGTGATCTTCGGTGGCAAATCCGGTATGTGTCGGGATGTCCATATCAAACATCTTGTGGATCCCGTTGACAGTCATTCGGATAATCGCACCACTTGGCTTTGCGCTGGTGGTAAAGAAGACGTCCGTGCCGCGCATCTTGTCAGGGCGCACCGGGAGCTTCTTGTCGATCACCACGGGCGCCTCTACCGGGACCGTGGTGTTTACGTAGACCTTGATCATCTCCTGCCGCTGCAGGGTGTCATCGAGAGCCTTGCGGAGCTTGGAAGCCGTAGTCCCGATTGTCACGATACAACCGAGAGATCCGCCCTTCCCGCCGTCCGGGTGAATGAGATAGTGGGACCACTCTCCCTCGGGGGTCCACATCCGGATCTTCCAGCCTTCACCCTCTTCGACCACCATCCCGGGTTCGGTCGTATCCACCGACGGCTCCCGAATCGTCCACACTCCGGGGCGAATGACGTTGACCAGCTCGCCATCGGTGTTGATACTTCCACTGCGACAGTCGAACGAAAGCCCCTCCATGCAAATGAGCTTACCGAAGCCACGCTCGTCGTATTTAAACTGGATATACTTTTCCTTCATTACTGCCCTCCCCTGCTCGCAAAGAAGATGATAACACCAATGACAATCTGGATCACGGTCAACCCAACACCGAGGGCAACGGCAGAAACCTTTACCCCTGCCTTCATCTCGTTCTGGCCAATGGCGAGGTGGTTAATGTTGGTTGTCTGGGTGTCTACAGCGGCAAATATCTTGCCTATGCTTTCCTTGACTTCCACAACTCCCCCCTTGAGGTTTTCCAATTCTACGCTTTTTGCTGCATCGCATTTTCCAAACCTAAGAGCAAGGTCGTTAACCTTTGAACCGAGATTGTTTAAGTCAGACTCTGTTGCGAATTCGGCCATCACTGTCCTCTCTTCGATTTAATAACAGCTTCACGGTGCTTCTTCCATAACTTCTTGTACAGCTCCCACTCTTCGTCAACCTTGACAATGCTTGGATGCTTGCTCCAGTTGGCCTTTTCTTGCGGCGTGAGGTTCTTGTACGCCGCCTCCCTGCGTCTGGCAAACTGGTTCTGCATGCCTCCAGAGTACAGTGCATTGTACCCAAACTTCAGCTTGCTTGCCGGCAGCTCCTTGGGTTTCTCCAGCAGTCTACCGGAGAAATACTCATTGATCTGTTTGACGTTCTCCGAGGGGTCGTCTATACCAGCATTGAACGCCTCGGCCTTGAACGCTTTGCGCCGGTCCTTCGGCAGCTGCTCGTACCAGTTTTTGAAGATGAGGCGCTCGCGCCAGCTTCCGGGCTTCTTCAGCCGGCTGGTCATGGCACCCTTGAGTGACACGTCTTCCAGAGTCGACTTCGGATACAGGAGGTTTGCCATCCCCTCTCCCTTGGCAGCCCTGAAGGCCCCCTCGACGGCCCGGATAGCCATGGATGCCGGCAGCCTCGTTGCGATGGCACTTACCTGCGCCCCGGCCTTAAGCGCCTTCTGGGCGGCTTTCCGGCGCTCTGTGGGCGTCTGAGCCTGAGCAAGATCGGCTACACCACCCATGAACCTGCCGGCGGTTCCGAACACCTCGAAGGCCGTGGGGGTCACGTCGAACCCGTAGTCCCTGATAGGCTTCTGGCCCCGCATCTCTCGGATCCGGTTGCGAGCGTTGGCCATCATGGAGTTAATGCCCTCGCCAACCACCGGGAGGGTTCCGGTAACGCCGTTGACGGCGTACATCATCAGCCCCTCTGGGTCCTGCAGCAGGCGCTTTGGGTTGTACCATGCGCCAGTGTCGATCGCGTAGATCCACATCGCTGCGGCCATCTGGGCGAAGAACATCTTCACAGCCATCTTCATCACCTCGTCGGGGGGCGCCGATGCCGACTTGGCCGCCATCCCGATCATGGCCCACATATTCGCGTTCTGGTTGATCTGGTTCTTGAATGCAGTGAAGGCACCAACGACCCCTCGATCGCGGAAGGCTTCTGGCAGATTCACCAGCGAGCTCTCAGGCTGTGTCCTGCGGATGAGCATGTCAGCCTCGCGCACTGCCCGGGACTGGTTGCCGTGCTTCTTCATACCGTCATCGAACTTGGCCAGCCATATCGACACGACGGCGGCCTCGTCGAACGCCCGTATCCCCGCCATGGAAGCATCCGCCAGCTGGGTCATCGCGGGACCGAAGCCAAACGCCTTCTTGACTTCCCGGGATTCCTGCAACTCCCTGAGCGTCCGCTCCACGTTTCCGTTGCGGGTCTTCATGTATTCGCTCAGCCCGTAGACCATCTTCTGCATGTTCTTCCAGCCACCCGTGGTGTACTGGGCGAACCGCTGGGTCACGAGGCCGGGAGAGACGAAAGGCATCGCGCCCGTCATCGACGCGAGCTGCTTGGCCATGACGCGCACGTTGAGCCCGAGGGCATACACGCCGTAGTTCCGGCGAATAAAGTCAGCCCATGTGTTGAGGGCATTACTGTTGATATTGGATGGGCGACCAGCAATCATATCCTGATGCCAGCGCCACATCGTCTTGTACGCTGCCTCGCTCCGAGTCTGGATCGCCCGGGAGACAGGGTCGTAATCGAGAATGCGCCGTGTTGTGTTGATCGTTTCCTCGAAGGCAATGTAGTGCTCGACGTCCCTCATGTGGGCAAAGACAGTCCGAAAGAAGTCGTAGTCCCGGAACGCAGCCTCGCTCTTCACACGACCCTTGGTGAACTTACGATCGAGGCCGATCGGCCGAGTGGAGTAGCGCTGCATCAGATCGATCATCACAGGGCTCTCGGCACGCTTGCGATCGAGACGCATGATCGGGAAGTACCGATCGGACTTCGGCATCTCGACTCCGTATACCTTTTTAAAGACCTCGTTCACCCGGGGGTAAACGTCGGTGTCGTAGAAGTCAATGAGCCGGTCGACCGCATCCTTCACCTCCTGAGGGAGGGCGTCGGTGATGGTCTGGACAGCATCATCGGTGTAACCACTTCCATACAGGTGGCGCAGGTTGTCCTCATTCTGCGAGTTTGCATAAACGAACATGGCCTGATTCGCGCTCAGCTTCCGCTGGTACGGGATCCCGGTATCCATGTCATACACTGTCACCTCGAAGTCATCGAACTTCTGGTACATCCGGCGCAAATCCAGACCTTTGAAGATCTCGGCAACCTTGTCCTGATGTGCCTTGGCAGCGATGCTCTCCTCGATGGCCTTCTGGCGGATTGGTTCATACACGAACCGGGACAGCGCTCCGGGTTTCTGTCCGAGCATCTGGAAATTCCCGGTCGCCCATTCCATAAGCAACTCAGGACGAACCTGCTGCCAGCCAAAGAAGCGGCCGATCTCTCCGAGCGACTTCATCAGGCCCCGGGTCTCATCGTCGAATGCCCGGGCAGCCCTGCGCTCGATGGCCGCCTGCGAGGTCACCTTACGGACCCCGGCAACCACCGCCTGACGCTTGGCGTTAACCTGTTTCATCTCACGATCGACCTGACGCTTGCGCTCGCTACGGCCAGTAGTGTAAATCAGGCGCATCTCTTCACTCACACGACGCAGCTGGGCGGCCGACATCTGGTCAAGGCGAGGAGAGGTGTTCTGAATAACGAAGGCCTTCTCCTCCGGAGTCAGCTCGACATCCTCAGGGCCGTTGATCTTGTCGTAGATCCGAACAAACTCAGCTTCGGCCTCAGTGATCGGATTACCCTGTGCGACCTGCGACTTAATCTGGTCGAGATTCAGGCGCGGCCGAGTATCATCGAATGCATCCATGAGAGCTTCGAGCTCAGCTGCGGCCTCCGGGGTAAACACCGATGACTTGCGCTTTCCGGCTTTCACTGCATCGATCATGCTGCGATACCGCTTGATCCGATCCTTTGCCTTTTTGTAAAGCATGCGCCTGAGGTTGTTCTGCACGCGCTGGTCAATCAGGTCCAGCACCTTGTTGAACATATATGGCGTCTTTACCCTTTTAATAAGGGGGTAGATATCCCGAGGGTAACCCACCTGTCGCGCATAAAGAGAAAGGGTCCGTGCGATATCCTCGCGCAGCTCAGCTTTTTTCTCGGCGAGCTCAGCCTTGGTCATCTCCCGAAAAGCAATAAGGTATTTATCGATCGCCATGGCTGACCCGGCACGCATTCGCAGCGTTTCCTCGTCCTGCAGGGCACGCAGCCGTGTCCGGGCTTCCTGTAGGTACTCGTATTCCTCTTTAATACGATACTTCGAAGCAACCAGATCCGCAGGGCGCACCGGGATCCGCTTAACGACAGCGGAGAGTCCACGGCGCTTCTTCGAGAACGTAAGGCCTGCACCCTTCACTGCCTCGGCTACAGCGTCCTCTCGATTACCGGCGGCTGTACTATACTCAATGAACGGCACTCCGGCATTTCTAAGAATCCGGTCAACCATCGGAAAGCGATTATCAGGAACAATAGCGAGCTTCGCTTCCCCGATCATTACAGGGCGCGACATCTTTACTTCAAAGTAGTGCTTCGGCATCTCCCGAATGAGGTTGGCCATGTCAACGATGTGTTCAACCAGATTGTCAGGAAGCCCCTGAAACCCGATCTCCTGCGCTATCCTGCGGACATCCTCATTACCACGACCGTTTTCGTCATAGTATCGCGCAACAAGTCCATGCAGCGTGGCCGAAGACTTCTGGGCATACGGCTCGATATCGGTCATCAGCTTGCTATGAAGCAGCGACGCAAGTCCTACCCCGGTATATGGCTCCCGCTCCATGCCACCGGCCTCATACCTGCTAATGACGCTCTTCCAGTCACTAAGGCGTTCGCGGGATCTCCCGGTAAGATACCCATATTTTTGCTCTATCCCCTCCATCTCAGCAGATCGCGGATCCTGCCGGGACATTGCTTCGTGGTGGGCCTGCAGTGTGGCCGGAACCGTCTCTCCGCGAAGAACCATTTCGCCAACACCATACAGCTCGTCAGCGAGCATCCCAAGCCAGTCACGGTATTCGCCATAGCGACCGTTCATTAAATAATGCAGCTTCCCGCTGGCCCTTTCGTTTGTTTCGCTTATAAAGAGAGACTGTAATCCAACATCCCCCATGGCAAAATCAAAAAAGAGATCCCGATCCTCTTCTTTCATTATTTCAGCAGAATCGCGAGAGATTATTCCATCATCTGCAGGAAAAAATTTCTTGACCGCCTCTTCGATTTTTCGGGCAGTCGCTCTGGCAACCTGTCTGTTCGGCCTGTAAGCAACATCCATAATGCGCCGTGCCGTGTAGGCATCTCCGTTGTAAACGAAGTCGATAGACGGCTGAACGGTTTCCTGCGGAAATACCAAAGAAATCCCGCCGAACTCCTTCAGCGGACTCTTGGTTGAAGCAATTGCGATAGACACCGCCGGAATCCCGCCGATCGAGTTGATGCGTTCGAGGCTTTCCTCGGCAAGGTTGTGAACAATGTAAAGGTCTTTCTGCTTTGACCCGGGCAGCTTCTTTTTCGAAAGCGTCTCCCGTGTCGGGCGCCCGAGCAACGTCTCGTCATAGACGGCGTAGTTGGTGGTAGCTGGACCATCAGATTCGAATGCGCCGGCAATTCCAACACCAGCCAGAGCGTCAGATGCGGCGATATTGGATTCGAGGATCCGGGCAACAGTGCGATAAATATCACCACCAGTAACGAAGCCGCCGAGCTGTGCCTTGGTTGCCGAGATAATGCTATCATAGGCCTCGGGATCAGGAACCGCCTGCCGGCCAAGATCGATCATCTCCTGAGATTCGGGGTTGTTCCAGTCAAGAAAGTTCCCGTTCTCAATGGCCAACTCAGCGGTGTACAGATACGAGGTGCTCTGGACCTGCACACGGTTCTCTTTGATGAGATCTACCAGCTCTTTTAGCTGCTCTTTACGGAAGGGGTGATCACCCGGGTAGGTCATACCCTTCGCCATCTCATCGATTTCCTCGCCACGCCGCCACGCTCGAACCATGTTGGCAACCCCGATGCTGTCAAACATCGGCCAACGTCGATTCATCCCGTCAACGGTGAATCTATAGCCACCGAGCTCCTGAGCGTACCATACAGCATTGCCACGGACGTCAGTAACATAGGTGGCCGCACCCATGGCAGAGATCCCCGAGGCGCGTCCAGCGTTGTTGCGATAGTCGAAGTCGTCGTACTGGGATCCAGACCCGTGATAAACCTTCTTGCTGAAAGCAAGAACCGGATCGTTGCGGTCAGCTTCAGTGATTTTCGACTCGTACCATGTATTACCCTGCTCATCAGTAACAGGAGTAACATCTGAGCGAAGCCTCCTGAAAGCTTTCAATGCACCTGACTTATAATTACGAAGTACCTCTTGCGCAGACTTGTGGATCTTTGTTAAATCATAACCACCCCCTATCGGGGTGTCGCCAGTACGAAACCTTACATGAAAGGTCTGAATTGGAAACGGCTCATTTTCCGAGACCCCCATAATGTACCTTGCGTTGTTTACAAAGTCAGCCACCTGCTTTTTCTTTTGATCTGAAAGCTGCCTGTATTTATCCGCAAACCTTGAACTGGTTGTCCACACAAGGAAGTGCTGGTCACCCTCATCTATTCCACTTTTGTCAACAGACAGGATAAGGTCGCGCCTGCCACTCCTCCTGTGCTCAAGAGTTGCCCCGGGCTTCGCCTTTTTCAGGATCTCATCGCTGCTTTGATCTGAGCCACCTATTGCAAAAAGTTCATGCTGCGCACGAACGTCTGCTTCTTTTTTTACGAACCCCTCGACAAGAGCCAACGTCTCCTCGGTTGGCATCCGAATCGTCTCGTACCCACGCACCGCAGCCACCTTGATCGCCTCGCGCACCATGCGCTGGGGCCAGAGCTTGTGATAGGCTTCCGTTTGAGTGCGGAGGATAGACGGAAACGTCTTGAACCTTTTCGGGACCATCTGGTACAGCTGTTGAACAACACCATATTTATAATTCAGATCGGCGGGGGCTGATTCTGTGGCAGCCTGATACAGGCCGGCGTGCATTATTTCTTTGTACCAGTCGGTTTTATAAAAATCATGAAAGTGTCCGGTATGTGGACGAAAGTCAAGAGAGTCCAAAACACGACGAGCGGTCTCTTTTTCGTTTAATCCAATCATGTCGTCTTCTGACATCGACCCTACTTCAGCGTCGATTGCATCGATAATCTTTTGTGGCTCCCCCTCGCCGACAGGCTTTTCTTCGCGTTCCTCTTCGGACCAGTCAACAAACTCATTAATGGCTTCAACATCATAATGCTGAAACAGATCTGACTGGATCTCCATAATGTTGAATGCATTGCCGATTGGAGCAACCCGCAGGTGGCCAAACAGACCGACCCTGTCGCTGGTGTCTTCTGCGGCGGCTTCCGCCTCATCGATCCACGTATACGCCGCCTCCTTGGACCCAAAGACGCCAAGAACCTTCTCCTTGTTCTTTTTGTCAACAACCGCATAACTCGGAGGCGCCCAATCCTGAACCTTGAACCCTTCTACTATTTCATACTCAGGAAAAAGCTCTTTTGACAGCTCCATGTACTGGTCTGTCCAATGTCCAGCCTGCCCATGATAATACGGAGCATTGAAAATGATCGACTCGCCTTTCGCCAAGCCGGAGTACCCAAGCTCGGGGACGCCATACTTTACTTCGTACTCTCCACCAGTGGAACTGATGCGAGTAAGCGGGATAAGCTCGGTATTTACCTCGCGCTTCAGCTGTTCAAGATCGATTTTCTTCTCACCCTTGTGATACTTGTCAAGCACAAAGCTGACGACATCGGCCTCGATCGGTTTCACTTCCTTGCTTTTCAGCAGACTGTCCATCTGACCACGACTGACCATATCCTTGCCAACAAGCTCCCGACGCAAGAATACAGAGGTGGTAAGGAACGGCTTGGTGTCCTCTACCACAACCTTTTTCGAAAGTGTTGCTATTTTTCCGGCTCTTCGGTCTGCGTCATATCGCTGGCGGATTGCTTCTGCTTGAGGGCCGTATCGATTAACGATGGACTCAGTGAGTCTGCCGAGGACTTTTTCATTGTACTGATCGTCGCCCCTTCCCGATATATCGGGGCGTCCTTCGGATACGAGCCGTGAAATGTAGCTGGAGCCATCTGGGTTCTCCTTCCAGTCATTGTCGAAATATCCGCCGTCACTGTTGAACCTCCACGTATCAACCTTCTCAACCGGATACGCATTGTCGATCACAGGAGCGATCGCCCTGTGGAAGTCAGCATTCGACAGTTCTCCGAACGTAAAGTTTATGATCCGGGCGCCGGATGAGTGCCCGATAATTCCAATGCTGTTAGCGTACTTCGGCATGGCAGCCATGACCGAGTGCTGCAATGCCAGTGACTGCTCTTCATCGAACGGTCTGCCGGTCAGAACCTCGATGCCGTTGTTATTGGCAGCATCGACGCCCCCGTAGATCGGGTAGTGGTATGCCACGGCGTCCTGCTTATAGATATAGCCGAATGCGTTTGCAGCTGCATCGAGCTTCGCGGCGACGGCCTTGTCGATCTGCTTAGATCCCTCGGTAACACCGAGGAGTGCGAGCGCCTGCTGTGATGGATTGCTCGCCAACTCCCATGCGCCGGCCGTGGTGAACTGGGTTGCCAGTGGAAGCTCCAGCATGTCGAAGATCGCGTTGGTTCCCCGTGGAGTCTGGACCATCTGCATGAGGTCGCGATGAAGTCGCGCCTTGTCCTCATAAGCCATCTTGGTCATCCATGCGTACTCGCCGCTGGTTGTCGGGATGGTCTCGTAGGAGAAAAACGACAGGCGCTCGCCGATACGCCGTGCAAAGTCGTCAAGCTCAAGCGTATTGGGATCAGGAAACTCCATTCGCTCGTGCATACGCTTTAAGATTTTGATCCACGAATCATTATCGTAGTCAATCTCCACACCATTGCGCACTATCTTGGTAAGCTCGCCCGGAGCAAAGCTGCGAATAACATCGTTGTACTTGTCATTCCACGCCTGCCGGAACGAGCACCAGATCGATGCCTGTAGCTGGTCGTTCGAAAGGTTGAGACGCTTCGCCAGCATTCGCATCTCTTTCTGGAGACGGCGCTGAAGCGTGGCGCTTTGAGAGCGCTGCGGAGTAACACCGAACGCTCGATAAATCCATGTGTCCATGACGGCATCGTAGTCGCCCGGGAAGTCGCTTGACAGGTAGCTGATGAGAGTCTGGTCAAACGGGGTTACCTTGGGTCCGGTAGCCACCTCGGCAGCCGACGCGCCACGAATCAGCTGCTTGACCTTGTTGCTAACACTGCGATTCTTGCCAAACATTCTGCCAGCCAAAGCTCGCTCGAAATCCTGAACATCCATGGCGCTGGTCTCGCCAAGAAACTCGATAACATCAAAAACGTAGTCAGTGTTTTTTGCCACTGAAGTCTGGGGGCTGGTGACAGCTGCCACGTTCATGTACAGCTCTGCCTTGACGGGATCGCCGCCGGCAAGGTACATGGCAGCACGGCTGCTGGAACGATACCAGTTCTTGAAATCCTTCCCCGCCTCGGCATAGCCGGCAAGATCCTGCACGAGCTTACGCATCTGGCTTGGGTTCCCGATAATCACCCCGGCGCTTTCGAAAATTTCTTGCTCGCGGGTAGCCTTACGAGGTTTTGACAGTGTGGGTTTCTGCTTGGCTATCTTGGCAACTCTTTCGGCGATACCCGGGCGCTGCTTCGACATGGCTTCGAGGATCTGCCGACGCAGCTCGATCGCGCCCTTGGGGTCGAGGTAGCGGGAGTGTTCCTTCGGTGCTTTCTTTACTGCAGCAATGATATCACCGACCATCCGCAGGATCTTCCTGAGGACCTTCGGGGCCTTGTCAGCAAGAGTATAGAAGACGCCCCGGGCGGTCCCGATGTCTCCGGAGATATCGGCCAGCAGCTCAGCAATCACGTAGCTTGACACAGGATAACCCTTATAGGTCGTCATATCTGGGTCGTTCACCCTCAGTTCGGCGAGGTCCTCTGCCCCATAGTTCGCAAGACGTTCAAGCAAGTACTCGCGGTAACCCGCAGCATCCATTGCCTCAAACAGGGAGAAGAGGAGGTTGTTATAGTCTGACTTGGAATCGTGCTGGATCCGGTGCAGCCCTTCGTGCAGGAACGTGGTAAGGAGGGGGAGATCCCCCTCGGTGTTGAGCAGCACCACCCCGGGCATGTCCTCCGGGGCGTAGCCGTTGATATCGAGGCCTCCACGCCCATCCTTGAACCACAGGATCGTGGTCCCCATGTCAGTCGCAAGAGCCTCAATAGCCTTCTGGTACGCTGTTTCTGACTTTGCGGGGACGGCGCCTGCCTGAGCGTATCTGCCGCCGAACTTGCGGAGGCCGGTGACTGCTTTATCAAGCAGCCTGACCTTCTTATCCTGATCTGTAACTACAGAAGGCGCCTTTTTTGGCGGAGCTTTCTCTTCTGTTAATCGTCGCTGTCCTGCTTCAGTGGCTTTTCCAGCTTCGCCATCTCTTTTCTGTACTGCAGGCCGTTGATCTCGCCGTTTCGATAGCGTTTTATCAGGTTGAACTCTTTTAGGGAATTCCCGCTCAGCCTCAGCTTGACTTTTTGCTGGTTCACGTTTTTCCTCCAGTTCTCGCGCCGACACAAGGCCGGCTTGTTCATAAATGGGTCCGAGGTCTTCTCCTTCAACCCCACTTATATTATACCGTTCCGCCAATTGATTGTCAATGTAAATCGCATTGCGTCGTTTCGACTTGCCTTCCAGCATGGCTTGATCTGCACCAGCAAGATCGGCCCCGACCCCTATGGTTGCCCCGAGCGGAACCCGCATAACGGTGCCGTTTTTAGCCGTTATCGGAACAGTTATCGAATTGAGTTTCTGTTGCATTTGCTGCAGCTTTGCGGGAAGTTCGGCCATCTCTTCGTCTGTCAGTTCAGCAATGCCGGCACCTTCATCGCCATGGATGTGGTAATAATTAATCCCGACCTCTTCTGCAGCCTCAGCAAGAGCCCTCTGCCCCTTCTTCATGATGTAGTCGCCAGCATTATGGCCTTCAATGGTCTCGTCATTCCACGGCTTGAATTTATCAAGGTCATAAAAAATGTTTACACGAGTTTTGCCTTCTTCGACAGGTTTCTGCATTGCGCTCTGAAAGTGGGGGCCGCTCTTGAGCTTGGTAAGCCCATGCCGTTTCGATCTTGATGCGTAGCGAAGTGCCTTGTCACGAGGGAGCTCTGGATCCTCCTCTTGAAGCTCATCTGCAACAGACTCCAGAGTTTCTGGCTGAACCTCTGCTCCGATGTCCTCCATTATCTTGACTCTGCCCTGAGCCTTCCCGGGCGTAATCGGAGGCGGCTCAAAACTCTTTGGGGCTATCTCAAAAATCTCCTCGTCGATAACTTCCAAAGACTCTATTCCGGACTCCGCTGTCGGAAGCTGCCCTTGCTTCTCCGTTGGCTGAACCGGCGCCTCAGTGGGCGCTCGCGGCTCCTCAGCGGCAGCTTCCGATGGCGTAGCGGGTTTGGACAGTGTAGGGGGCTTGCGGCCCTCCTCGGCCTCCTGAGCGGCCAGAGCCTCGATCTGGGCTACGGTCTCGGGATCGTCCGATACAACCTCCTCAATGGTCAGATCTGGGCCTACAGGGGCAGCTGGCGCCTCTCCGGGTGCTGTGGGGGCCTCTCCGGGCGCTGTGGGGGCTACAGGGGTAGCTTCTTGCCTCAGACGCTCCTGCTCGGCCCTCTCGGTGGCTGCCTCGCGCTGAGCGGCCTCTATATCAATAGTCTGCGCTGCATCGCTCATTACGGCCTTCTGGGCACTCTCCTGAGCCTTGTCGAGCACCCCGAGTCCCTTCAGCGTCTTGTGGACGACCTTTACGCCGGCAGCTTTGGCCTGATCAGAGATCTTCTCGACGCCTGCCCGGACGCCAGCTCCGCCCATACCAAGCAGGAACATAGATGGGAAGGCTGTCGCGTAGGCGGCGGCTCCCTCAACCATGGCATTCTTCAGCTCTTCGAGAATCTTGATCTTCTTGCCCTCTGACATTTTGCCAAGGACCGGAGCGATCGTCCCGGTGAGCCACTCCTGAAACATCTCCTCACGGGCTTCGTGGTGGGCACCTTCTGCACGCTTGGCCAGACCTGCAATGGATCCTGATACAAACCGAGCGAACCGTCCGGTACCAATGCTTTTGCCCATAGCTGTCCGGATTGCGTTCAGGGTCTCCTTACTGAAGACACCCTTGTTCTGCATGTCCTCAACTTTGGCGTATCCAATACCAATCGGCAGCGCAAAAACTCGCTGCATATCCCTGCTGACACCAGCCTCCTCTAAGGCCCGAGCAGTGCTGCCTGCGCCTTCGAGTGTCCACATCAGGCCGCCGGCCCCGGGAACCACCATGTTCAGGGCGGTACCTGCCGCCATCCCGGGGAGGATCCGGATGGTAGACGAGATAATATTCTTGTACTGATCCTGATCTGTCGCCTCTGTAATCTCGTCGGTCAGAGCCATCGCCTCATCGTAGGCCTCATCATCAAGAGAATAGAGCGCAAGGCCAGTGGAAATGCTGGCCGACAAGTCTGCAACCCCAGCCAGAAAAGAAGCAGTGGGGGTACTGAAAAACCCGGGCTTGACATTTTGTAGGTAATCCACAAAGTCTTCGGCCTCTGCCTTGCGCAGCCATCCCGGAGACAGCTCCTCCATAACATCTTCGGCGTATTTGACGTAGTCCTTTGCCGCTTCCAGCTCCTGTTTCACCTGAGTGTCGCGTCCTGTTTCGCGGGCGATCGCTTCGCGTCCGGGCTCCAGCTCCTGAAGGGCTGCCTCCCGAGCCTTGAACGCACGATCCCAGCGACCTGCCGCAGCGGTCAATCCAGTGACATGCTTTGCAACCGTCTTGCCGACCTCACCAAGAAACCCTTCGCGCCCCTCGATCGGTGTGACCCCAGCCTCTGGCATTTCCAACCGTCGGTCTGCTGGGGGAGCCTGTTGCATAACGTCGACAGCCGGGGCCTCCACTGCTTCGGTTGGAGTGTACTCTTCTTCCCTCAAAAGAGCCTTACGCTCATCCTGAAGCATGCGAATCTGCTCTCGCTTCTGCTCGTCAGTTAACTCAACGGGCGCCTCCCCCGCCTCTCCTGTGATAAGCTCCTTTTCAGTGCGGGAAAGCTCCTGCTGCCTCTTGCTCCACATCTCGCGTGTCTGCTCGTAGGACTTGCGAACATCAAGACCTTTTGGCTTCGGCTCAAGCGATTTGCGTATCTCTTTGATCTGCTCTTCGATCTCGGCAAGGCGCTGCTTCTTTGATTTCTCCTCGGCACGGCGCCCACGTTCAGCCTGCAAGGACTGGCGAATAAATCCCTCTGGCTTCTCCTCGGACTCGCGCTTCAAATAACCAGTAAACCCAAGAATATTTTCGGCTATGCCGGCCATTGGACCTATGACAGGAACACCCCTTAAAAGAGCTCCGCCAAAACCAGCACCAGCCTCGCGGCGCTCACCCGGGCTTCCTTCCACCGTAGGAGGGGTAACTATCTCGGCCTCGGGATCCTGCATCGTCCTGCCACCGGGAGGGGCGGCTGGCTGTGGTGTCGGCTCAGGTTCTGGCTGCTGCTGGGCTGCTCTCGCATCGTCGGAGAGGACTTCGTCGAGCGACAGGCCTATGTCTTCCGACGGCGGGGTATAGGAAGCCCGTGCCTCGTCGGAAAGAAATTCGTCAATATTCAGGTCGAGGTTTTGGTAGCTGCTGCGTGGGGCCATTTACACCTTCCGAGTTACTGCGTTGACTGGAAATACTTTTTGAACTTCGGGCTCGCCATGACATTGGAAATTGTTTTCTCGTCAGGATTTTTCAGCCCTTGGTCGACCAGCCAGTCTATTGCAGCTTCTCGGTAGGCATCCTGATCGATGCCTTCATCATAATCGGCTTCTATTTGCTGCAGAGAGCGCTGACCACCGCCGGCTCGTAATTGCTGGGCGATACCTTCTGCTCTGTCAAGCTCAGCCTGTGCGGCCTGAAGCTGATCGCCAAGAGATGACGTAAGCAGCTTTTTGACCTTTGCCTTTGCTGACTCAAGATCTTTTATTAGCTTGTCCTTTGTCTCGTCTTCAGTATAAGCATTGTTCAGTTGCTGCTGAATTGTCTCAATGCGCTTCTCAGTTTCGGCAAGTTCTTCGGCCTCCATATCGGCGGCCTTCTTGATTTTATCCCTCTTCATCAATGCATTCTTTGCAGTTGCCTCTGCCTTGCTACGTTCCTGAAGGTACTGATCGCGCTGCCTGAGTCCGGAGCTCTGACCCTGCTGCTGACCGCGACGCTTTTCCTGCTGCTGCTGGAGAGAAGTGGGAATGGCACCAATATAGTCGCCGGCACCGACGCCCTCGGGGAACTGATAATCGGCAGCAGCTCCGCCCTGCTCGATCGCCGTCCTACGATCCTGAGCGCCGGCAGATCCTTGAATGAATTGCTGGGTACGCTGGCGTTCCGATTCGGCCTCGTGCTGGGCCTTCATACGCTTGTCGTATTCGATGAGACCAACGCTTGCGTGCTTGTACCAGTTCATGGCATTGAACCGACCATTGTCATCGTAGTAAAACTCCTTCGGGGGGAGCCATTCGAGAACGCCCTTACCCATGCGCTTAACAGCGTCCTGCTCGAAGAGCTTGACACCCTTCATTCCCATTCCGAGAACACGCCTGAATATATTCTCCTGATTCGCTTTTGCCATACTGGCGCCCATTGCGTTACGCATGGCTGCACCAGTGGCGCGAACCGGATCATCGGCCGGGGCTGACTCTGGTGTATGCGTGGTTGGGCCGATACCCGCCCCGAGATCCTGAGGATCCTCTGACTCTGCTCCACCGGCAAACTTGCCAATACCTTGATATGATCTCATCGTGTTCATTATGCGGCCACCTTCCACATTGAAGCGATACGATCGCGACGCTTCGCCTTGTTTGACCCGGCGTTGGCAACGATTGCAGCGAATGCCTGAGATGCTTTTTCTCTGCCCTGCATCCGCTTGTCTTTCTTTCGCTGTTTTTCGTCAGCGATCTGTTTGCCGGCAGCACGCCGCTGCGTAACCTGTAGAGCAGCAGCATCGCGCTTCTTCGTCTGCCTTTCAAAGTACCATTTCTCCATCATGTTCCAGTATTCTTTGCGAGCACGATTAAAGAGCTTCTGGTCGCGCTTTTCGGCCTTGTCATATTTCGCACCGGCAGTAAAGATTCCGGCAACACCCATGACTACGGCTCCGATTATGCCTCCCCATGGACCGCCGTACTTGAACCCCTCGCCGAAACCCTTGACGGACTCGCGCCACGATTCCTGAGCGACGTAACCGCCTTTCTGCTCGCCCCATGCCATCTCGCCAAAAACCTGAGCCGGGTTCTGAGATATGGCAAGACCACGATTCTGTATCGGGCTGCCCTCGGCCAGCATCTCAGTCTCAGTCGGAAGACCATCAAGAAATTGGTCAAGATTGGGAGAGATGTCGTAGTTGGGATCAAAGTAGAGCTTACCCTGATCCTTCCACGCTTCGAGATCACTTTGGTAATCAAGAGCAGCCTGCTTCTGGTTGGCGGTAGTAAGTGCATCAAGACCTTGACCAGCCATGTCGAATGCCATCCCGACTGGGTTGACGCCACCCATTCCGCCTTCTCCACCGCCCATCATTCCAGACATTGCCCCTTCTGTGCCGGCGCCCTTCTCCCCACCAAACATTCCAGAGAGCGTCTGGGCGAGGTCCATGCCTTGACCAATCATGCCCATCACATCAACATCTTTCTTGGGCTCTTGGCCTATGGCGGTCTGGGTAGATCCAGCAGCAGGAGATGGAGAAGCAACTATGTCAGTTGGCTCGCGTGCCGGCTGAGACACAGGAGTCGTCTCTTGGTACGAAGTCCTTCTGGTTTCATCCAGAGGATCCCGATAGCTTGTGGTGCCATCAGGCCCAATTGCAGTGTACGATCTTGGTGCCATGTTAAAACTCCTTATGCAGCCCTCAATGAACTTGCACTGGCGTCATCGAAAGCATCTCCAGCCTTGCCAGCGGTATTGGCAAAACCGTACTTAAATCCGGGAGCGTAATAAAAGATCTCCCCCGCATCGTTCTCAAGAACAATGACATCAAAAACAAAGTCGACGTCATTTCTTGTTGCCATCACAACATCGCTTTCCACGCCATTGATGGTATATTCAACCCCATTGACAAAAAACGGCTGATTTACAGATCCCTCTATCGCCGACTTCGTGGTCGCATTCATATTAACATTGAATGCAGTAGTGTTCCCAGCGCCATTCTTCACGACTGATGGCTTTCCATACACATCGGTATTCCGTTGGAGCTCCACCTCCCAGTCCTGAATGGTGCCACTCATTGGAACCCTCTGCTTATATACCTCATAGTCACCCTTTGTGACATACGCAAGATTGGTCGGCTGACTCGGCATATCCCCGAGTCCATAGTTGTTTTCCGGAGAAAGGTCGGAACGCATCCGGCCGTCATCTCCGTAAAGGTTACTAACCATGCCTGTCGCCGGATCGATCTGCCACCCCTTGCCACCGTCCCAAATCTGCTGGAATTCTGCAATGTCAAGGACTCCGTCTGCTCCTGCCAAGGGAGTGTCACGCAGAGCCTGATAGAATTGGGTGAAGATCCCGTTGATCAGACTCGCCTCGGTGCTCATGTGTGCTTGGTTGTTTTCATCGTACCACACAAAGCTGCCCGGAGGCATATCGGTAACCTGCGTTACCTCGTTTGAAGGGAGCGCCTCCCAATATTCGCCTTCCAGCGGGGCGTTGGTAAGCAGCGTGTCGAGGTTCACCAGCTCATCAGCCACACCGTTCTCGTTCATCGCGATCGAGGTGGCCACGCCGCTCTGGCTGTACACCTGTATCTGTGATGGTCCAAAGCGCTCATTGAGAAATTTCCGAGCGTCAAACACACCGTTATCAAAATAGTCATACAGGTCCACGCCCTGAGCATTGAGCTGTGAAATCTTGTCGACTACGTCGCCCTGAGTGACAGGTCGGGTTGTGCCGTCCGGGTTGGTCACATAGAAGTTGGTTCCATTACCGGGAGCAGTCATCACCTCTTCGCGGTCGTACACCGGGGTGCCATCAGTATTGTACTGGGTGATGTCGGCACCATTCGGCGTGGTGTAGTCAAAGGCAGTTGCGGGATCGTTCCACGGCCACGCAATGGTTGCATAGTTCGGCGTTCCGTCCTCGTTGATATCGGAGCTGCTGTTACGCCACGAACGAATAGAGGTCTGGAGGGCCTCGAAGGTTCTGGCGTTGCTCGGATCGGTGATAGCAGCATCCGGGTTGTCGAAGTACTGCTCATTGATGATGCCGTCATCAACGAGATCGATAACAGTCTGTTGAGTCCCGTCACGGTTGAGATAGTCGCGGCGGTTCTCTACCCACGCCTCGATCCTTGCAGCTCCTGTTGGGCTGTCAGGATCATCGATCTTCAGCATGTTGGCAACGTATGCTTTGAGGTTCGGATCCTCTGCCAGCATGTCCGTAGCACTCATGCCCGGGTCAAAGTCGAGCAGCGCAGTGATACGACCATCAGCCAGAGCACCGAACTCTTCAGACTTCTGGGTGCGCATCGAGCTGATCATGTCCCCGATGGCCTGATCAACTATCGGATCACTGGGGTCTACTCCATAATCGGCCGCGATCTGCGTGCGAAGCGACTCGTTGCCGAGAATGTCTGTCGAGCTGCTTCCGGCATCGAGCATAAGGCCAATGAGATCCGACGGCGTCTTCTGGCTTTGCGACATCGAGATGGCCATGTAGTCTGCCTCGGTAGCTCCATCAGGCCCGTACTCTTCGAGGAACCTCGAAAGAGACATGCCGTTGGCAATATCGTTGGCCATACGGCCAAAGGCTTCGTCATCGTACTTCTGAAGTGTCCGGGCGTTCTCGAACAGGTTCTGGGCAGAATCGATCTGCAACTTCAGGATGTCCCCGCCGATATCGCCAAGGAGCTTTGACAGCTGACCACTGGTATCCCGGACGGCTGCGGCCATCATCGCCGACATCGCCTGAGGGCTGATATTGCCCTGAAGCCCCTGCTGTTTGAGAGCAGCCAGTGCAGCGGCATCGGCCCCGCTCTGGGCGCTTACAAGGCGATTCAGAGTGCTCTGAATGTATGCCGAGTCTCCGCTCATGAGGCCACGCAGGATGTCCTGAGCCGCTTCCATGTCGGTGTCATACTGATCAGTAGTCGGCGCTGCAGCTGTAACAGTATCAGGGGTGACACCTATTCCAGCCTGACCACGAGCCTCATCGCTCATCTCAAGGGCAGGTATATCCCCTCGACCAATCGCAGCATCCCGCTCAAGAGCCATCTGCCGATAGTCGGGAGCGGGGGCTTTCGGTGGTTCAAGTGTGGGAGGCTTTGGAGTCTCGACCGTTTTCGGCGGTGGAGGAGTAACCGTCTTCATCCCAGTGATATCAGTTCCCTCGGCCTGCCCCGGAGTGATGTTGTAATTGGCCGGCTGCATGCCAATAGCTTCCATACCTCTACCAATGTCGTATGCCTGCTGTCTGCCGGCCACATTTTCTGGAAGGTTTGCCTGCTGAATGGCAGTCGGGGTTCCGGTTATTTTGGGCGCAGGCGGCAGTCCTTCGTTATTCTGATCATCGGGAGGCGGCTGGGTTGCACTGTAGGTTCCCGATTGCAGCCCCATTTTTGGCTGCTGACCGATAGCCGCTCGCATTGCGTTAGGATCAAACCGTCCGCCATGGACTGCTCCAGCCATGTCTCGCAGGATGTCAGGACCTATGGCGGCCGTCTCGTCGGCACTGAAGACCCACTCGCCCTCGTGCTTGTCGGTTACCGGCGAGCCTACCCCGGGAGTACGCCTGTCCTGTTGCACCACCCCGTCAGGGCCGGCGCCGGTATATCCGGAAGGCATGGCGGGGCCTTGACCAACAGCTGCCTCGTTCCTGTCAGGCTCTCCGAACACAACAGGAGGAAGGTCCGTCCACCAGTCTCTCACTTTTTTCGTAGGCATCGCAAGCTCCCTTAATTAACCGAACAGATTGATCCGTGTAGCCGTGGTGGCTGCGCTGAGATGGACACGGGTGCAGTGGAACGGCTTGTCCACGCCGGGGGTAAACGACTCAAGAACGTAGTTGTCGTTTGGAAGGTCCATCTGGACGTTCGCAAGAGCCGCACCGACAACAGAAACCATACGCACCCTGAACCGGGGAATGTAGGTATCTTCGGTAATCGGCCTCGTAGAATCGTCGTTGTGGTTCTTCAGATACCACGTTGAGCCACTCTTGATGAGCGTCTGGCACCGATAAAGTGGCGTTGCCAGCTTCTCTGCGTCGCTGCCCGTTTCGTGAACGAACGGGGTCTGCGGCCTGCCCTTTTGATTGTCGTTGTAAAAAGACACTCGAACCTCCTTTAAATGAATACTCCAACCCTTAGTCCGCCGAAGCCTCCGCCTCCACCTTCCATCGGAACCCCGCCGAGAATCATCGGAGTGCCAACAGATTCACCACTAATTATACCATTTGGAAGCACCACGCCCTCCCGCATGACGATAATCGATCCAATGTTTTCTTCTGACGGGATACCGGCAGGCGTAATCGCAACACTCCCGGGAATAATGGTGGGTGATCCCATCGATTCACCAGAGGCGATTCCATTGGGAGTTATGGTAACTGCACCCGGAACGACAGTAGGCGCCCCGATCGCCTCTCCGGACGGTATTCCGGAAACGCTGATAGTCATGTTAACCTTGGGTGACCCCATCGATTCGCCAGAAGCTATACCGGACGGATTGACAGTCACGCTCCCAACAATAATAGAGGGGGATCCCATGGATTCGCTTGAGCTGATTCCGCTTGGCGTTATGTTTACCGGACCCGCCACCACCGTGGGAGATCCGATCGATTCCGATGACCCTATGCCATTTGGAGATACTGTCACTGCTCCGACGGATACGGTAATGCCGCCTGTTACCTCTCCTGACGCAACACCGTTTGGTTCTACGACCTGATCTCCAATAACGGCAGGAGATCCAATTGATTCGCCAGAGGATATCCCGGACGGGCTTATTGTTACCGATCCCGGAACGACCGTTGGGCTCCCAATGGATTCGCCAGAGGCGATACCATTTGGAGATATGGTAACCGCACCTTCAACTACAGTCGGGCTGCCGATCGATTCTGAGGACGCTATGCCATCGGGAGTGACCGTAACCGCCCCGGGGACAACGGTCGGGCCTCCAATCGATTCTCCGGATGCAATCCCATCAGGAGTGATCGTCACAGATCCGGGGACAACAGTTGGGGATCCAATCGACTCGCCAGAAGCAATTCCGTTTGGAGTAACCGTCACAGCTCCGGGTACAACAGTCGGACTCCCAATTGACTCGCTGGAGGAAATACCATTTGGAGACACTGTAACCGTCGTGGTGATCGTGGGGCTTCCCATCGACTCGCCTGAAGATATCCCGGTCGGCGTAACTGTCTGTGCGGTTACAGAAAAATCAATAACGAAGTATGAATATTCAGCCGCAACGGATTTAGTACCAATTCTATTTACACGCAGATTGGTGGTTGACGTAAAAGAATACCGGCAAAAGGATGATTCAGGCGAATCATTACTTCCCACGCTTGCACCGTAATTAGTATAAGCGCCACCGGGGAGTATGCAGACCGAATTGGCAAGCGTTATCGCCGAGATGGTTTCATCTGCCTGAGTAGTGGATGAATCCATCGAGATCGTTGAATGCTGTACGGTTGCTGATATCCCGGTGATCTCGACAACATACACGGTCGCATCCATTGCGTTGCCGGTTACGTCTTTATACCCGGTTACTGTCGTAGAGTTGGTGAGCTGATACCGCATTAACTTTTGAGCGGCAACATTATATGATCCGTTGTCGGTCTGATATGCTGACCCAACAAGGAAGGTCTTTGAGGTGTCAACGGAACTTATAGTATCAGTCCCGGACGTAGCGCCTGACGCAAGTGACAAGTCGGCTTGCTGAACGTCAAACGCTTCACCTTCCATCACCTGCCAGTAACAGGTACAGCTACCTCCCGGCGCGGCCCGAACAGATATTTGAAGATTGGTCGTGGATGTCAGTTCTACCATGAACCAAGACTTTGTATGCCACCACGTTTCGCCGCTATCTTGTTGTATTCCGATTAGCGGGAAAGAATTAGCAAGCGTCACAGCGTCAATGGTTACATTGGTCGTTGTGGCCGATATGGATTGAGAGCCATGCTGTACCTTGAATCCGTCCCCCTCAAACTCCCATATCTCATAGTAGATTGTCCCACTACTTCCCGATATGGCCCCCCGGTAGAACGTGGCTTTAATCGTGGTTCCATCAATCCAAAGTCGTGGTGCCCAACCTGAACGTCTTGGTTCCTTCTCTGCGTAATTTCCAGTATAGAAAATCACGCTCTTGTTAATGTCAATTATTCCGTGGGTCGATCCTACGTCAACGGTCTTCGATGTATCGCTATTGGCAAAAGCAACCGACCCTTGAATCTTCTGCACGAAAGCATCGTCACGGGATGGAATAAGGATGAGCGTGTGGCAGATAGATTGTTTTGAGTCAGACGACCCGAATGTCGTTGCGGCAATAGCACCTTCCGAAACGGTCGTGTTGCTATCGGCTATCGCAGAGTGAGTTGAATCTTCACGTTCTGTATATCCGCTCCGTGGGGACATTGAGGTATTCGACCCCTCAACACTCATGCAGTCCACAACCCAACAGCCTGATGTGGCAGGATGCACCGCGCCAGTATCATGCGTAGTCGCAAAGTCAAGGTCAACGTCTACTGCGGCAGAATCATCAACGGCACCAAACGGAGTCTTATCATCCACTCCGCTGTATGCCGATATAATCCCATACAGGTTGTCGCTTGCACAGGCAACGGAAAAGGTGAAATTCGATGCGGCCACATCCCCAGAATCGGCAATCTTGTACAGCGTTGTCTGCCCGTGATAGTCAGAATCGCTGTCATACTTTTCTGTCCACCCAGCAAGAGACGCGCTGACTCCAGTCTCGTCTTGACTTGAGATAACAGCGATCATCAAGTCTCCGACAGTAAGGCCGGACGGCTTGGTAATCGTTATGGACGTACCAGTGGTATCGTTGTGCGCGGATGCTCTGAAGGCAATGGCCATTACGACACCGCAACCTCTCCAAGAACCTCAGACGACTGGATTCCCTGTGGCGATACCAGCTTGTCCCTGACCATGCCGCTCTGAGCCATTACAACGAGTGGAGCACCACGCTCTCCGTTGAAGTTGATTGCGTAAAACGGCACGGGAATGGTGGAAACGACCGGAGCTACCAATGCAATGTGCGTGATATTCTGATACCACCCTGCTGCACGTATGTTTGACACGAGGTCGGGAATATCGATTATACCACTTCCAAGGTCTCCGTCGTATGACCCTATCGCGTCGATGACGTATTGCTCGGAATCGTAGCTCCTTGCATGTATGTGCCTATAGGCAAGCCTGCCTTCTTCCTCTGGAGAAACCCAGCCGGAATCGTTAAATACCGAGTAAACGGTGGCACCATCATGGAAGTAAGAAAACCTCCACGATCCAACATCGTCCACGCTGACCGGGTTAAAGCAGCTGCCGCACTGCACCTCGTATAGCACGGCACCCGGAAACGACCCAGACACGAGCGAGTTCGACTCGCCTATGAGGATAACAAGCGACATGCTATCCTTTTACAGCTTGAAAATGTACGGCGTTGACGCCTGCCACTGCACCGTGATATCGCCACCGTTGGGCGTTACCGGGAGGCCGCTTCCTGTATCGATGTAACAGATAAGCGTGCTGGTAGACTCCGTGCCGGTGTGCTTGTAAAGCAGAACGCCGTCCGCCGCATCTCCGGTAACCGAAGAAAAGGTGGTGTCGTTCGCATCGCAGGCACCATCGGTGTCGGGTGTCGACTGACCGGCGAGTGATTCAGTTGCCACACGGGCAGCCCCGGCAATATCGTCGAGGTTCTGATCGGCCGAAAGATTCGGGTCATCGTCGGTTTCGTCGATAAGGATCGCCTTGATCGTGTCATTGACCCAGTCAATGTTCCCGTTGGCGAACTCGTTTCGACCGTAATCAAACATTCCAGTGGCCATTATGGCCCCCTTTCAGAAGAGGTTTAGTATTCAGCACCATCTATAAAAATATAGACCTTGTTTAAAAAGCTGGCGTTTCCACTTACTGAATCGCCAGCATCAAGAACTATGAACGGATCGAGCTGATATGTCTCTTTTGCGGCAAGCTGCTTCGATGGAATCAGCGATACACCATCGACACTCAGGTTAAATGACTGCGGGTTTGACAGGTCGGTATTGACAACCACAATGCTTCTGATAATAGCCTGTCTCCCGGTCGGAACCACGTACACCGAAGATACTCCGGTAGGAATAACCCCGTGGAATAATTTTGCTGCTATTTTCATATCCCCATCAAAATCAGCTCTTCGAGGTTCTGTTGAACCTGCTGCGCAAAGAACCGATTGGTTACAGGATTGAGTTGCCGATTATTCACCGAGCGCAGGAACTCGATGTCGGTTGTATTTATTGACGCCTGCCGAGCAATGCGATCAATAGACGACTCTATTCCCTCGTTTCTTGCATGCGAGGATTCTCTGTTGAGAAACCGCTCGGGCCTTGTTATCGATCTGCCTCTCGCCATTATGATACTCCTATGTAAGCGCGACCCTCGTTGTTGTTCATGTCGCGATAGTAGGCAGCGAGCGCAGAGTCGGATATATGCTTGTTGTAAAGCCTGAAATCGAACCACGACCCGGGCGTGATATTCAGCGCCGGAAGCGATGCACTGCTCTTGGCATAGTACATCTGCCATCCATTTATCGAATCGCCGTAAGCGGTCAACGGAATCGCAGGACCGCCCTGACCCAACTCGACATCAACCCCGCCCTTCGTCCAGATAATGACGGTATAGGCGCCGGCTTGGGGATTGTTCACCATGGGAGTATCGGCAGTCGTCAGGAACGCCGATCCGGATATTTCATCAGGCCCATCAATGGCCGTGACGTAGGTCCGGGGTAGCTGGTAAGCATTGGCCCGATCATAGAGCAGGAAGCGGTAGCTGGTAACCCACGCCTTCTTGCCTATCGACAGCTCGTCCTGATAGCCCCACTCGCTCATGGTGCGCTCGGCAACGGTCCCGAGCTTCGGCTTGATTATTGCATTGTGCTTCCGGGTGGTCAGCCTGAACTCTGAGGCAGCGAAACGAATAAGGAACTGAGCTCTCTGGGACTCGCATTTAACCCCCGAAAATACGGCCTCAGCCATGTCTGGAAGGTCTTCTGTAATCGCGTCCGGGGTGTAGCGCTCCCCGTCCATGTAGATCTCCAGATCGACTTCCTGAGCGTTTCTGAGCCCCCGAGAGTTATATCCGGAGGCGCCCTTGTTATCGTCGTCCTGAGGGCGAATCTGCAACTGAGTCATATCGACCTCGAAGCTGTCGTCCTCCTTGCCCGGGCCGGCATCTTCCTGACGGGTGTGGATCTCGCACTCGATCTCGGTTCCTGTAGATAAAGCGTCGAAATCGCTCTCATCCTTGTCGGTATAAGCAGGTTTGTTGTGGGTAACGCGATCATACGTCGCAAGCTCCCATACCTTGCGATCGTTCCTGTCCACCACTATCGAGCGCTGGATCTTGTTTTCGTCGAAAAACACCAGCGTCCCGATATTGGCCATGGGACGAACCCACTCAGGATTCTGATACATGCTCCACCCTATGCCCTGAGACGGCTCAAAGGCATAGCGGAGGCATCTTGCCACCCTTACCAGACTCATGCTTCTGTGGGCTCCTCTGCCATCTCAGCGGGGATGTCCTCGGGGCGCCCGTCGCGGACGGCCTGAAGCATCGCCTCGTACATATCCTTCATCCTTACGACCTTCTCGATCTGGCTGCGAGCCTGATCAAGACCTCTCTTGTCTGCCATGGCCTTGGCTACCCGGGCAGCGGCGCCGGCCTTGTAGATGCTGTTCTTGCAGCTCTCTATCTGGCCAAGGAGGATAATTTCCTTGTTCTGCGGGTTGATATCAGGCAGCTCATCCATTAGAAACCTCCCCGGCACCAAGTGCCTTACATGACAATGTGTGTCAACGAATATCTCGAAGCCGGCCTCTCGGGCAGCAATACAGAACCCGACATCCTCCCCGGTACTGACGCGCATCTTTTTGCCGTCAACCTCGGTCTCAATAATGCGATGATAAAACCACGGATACTCGACCTTTTCGAACACCTCTTTGGCAACATACAGGAATCCGGCGCCGCACCAGTCGACCTTCAAGAGTGGCTCGGCAGTTTCGGCGTACTTCTTTTGGGTGAGAACCTTCCAGTACCTTTCGCCGGCAGCAATATTGCCGTCCATCCACCCGCAGGTGTACTCCTCGTCATCCATATCCATCACGGTCGAATGACGGCTCTTGTACATTCCGGAGATTATCTGCTTCCCGCGACCAAGAAGACGCTCTGCCTGTTCAACCGTAAAGGCGATATCAGAATCAACGAACAGAAAGCCTTCAATGTCTCCCCTGATTTTCTGAATGGCCTCATACGCATGGCCGCCATTCACAAGCGTGTTTCTGCTGTCGGCGACAAGCGTACCGCGAACATTCATCCACGTAGCCTTTTTGCCCATGGCAGCTTTGAGCGCCTCAATAGAGTCCATACATTCGGGCTCTATTCGCTCATAGTAAGGGGTGCAGATTTTCAGCATGACAACTCCTGTCAATTAGGTGGCTGATTCGTACATGAGCTCGAAGCTCGTAGTTCCAATTTGTGCAGTAACTGTGCCGGCAGCCGTCGGCGAACCGGCCGAAGCGACTCCATCAGAAAATGCAGCAAAGCGACCGCTGTCGTCCTTCACATCGCCGGTAAACACAAAAGCAGTGTCATCGACCTCCACATAGGTGGTTTCATAATACCCGCCGATATACAACGTCGCAGTGTTGCCACGAGGGCGAATCTTTGTCGCTTCAAGCCAACGGTCACCATGGATAAGCAGGTTGGCATAGGTATTGACAAAACGATCTTCGTCGGTCGTCAGCGCATCGAACGACTGAATCAAAGCAAGACTGCTGGTATCAGGATCCTCGGTCCAGATCTGATACTGGGCGTATCGATAGGTTGTCTGGGCGGCCTGCCACGCCACGCGAGTTTCAGCTGCGGTGATCATGTCGGTTGTGTTGTACTCTTGCAGGATGTACCGAGTTGCTATTCCGTAGCCGTTATCAATCAACGAAGGGTCAACGGCGCCACGCGACATGCTGTGGAACACCTGTGAATCAGATGGAGATGTATCCTGTGACCACGACTGATCAAGTATGCCAAGAATATCTACGTCGTTCGGAGGTATCGTCGCGAGCACCTGCCCGGCATCGATTGTTATCCCGGTAGCCTCAAGGAGAATGTTCGTGCCATTGGCCGTATTCGGGTTGATGTTAACCGTTCCAGAGTCAAGATCAAGGGTTATCCTCGACTGAGTAGCACCCGGTCCACCAATTATGACTTCCTTATTCCCGGTAAACTGCAGGCTCCCGTCATAGGACGGAGAGTCGACAACGGTAGAAACGAGAAGTGCCCCGAGGCCAGAGTTGAGGCCCATGTAGCCCCACGAGTCGGTACGGTAGTTACCGAACCGAATGTAGTTGTCTTCCTCGATCCAGATGTCCTCGACCGTTTCGAGTGGAAGCTGGAGGTCGACAATAACATTGGGCTCCCCATCGATCAGAATGTCGTCGCCGGCATAAACTTCGATGCCGGTTGCTGCCCTCGTCGTCACAAAAAGGGCAGACCGTGACGTCGAATAGCTCATCGAAGCCTCGGGTACAGTCGTACTCCCGAAGTTGATGGCCTCATTATCGGGGATATATGCGCCCTTTTCGAGCACCATCTTTGTGCCGTCAATGAACGTAACACCGTCGGTATCGGTGATATTGAACCCATCGCTATCGACCAGCGCAAGTCTGCCGACAGTGAGGCCATGATCACGCGAATTCAATCCATGATAGGTCGTGCTTCCGATCCTGTGAACCAGCTGCTTGTCATCGGTGCTCAGACCGATCTGATTATCCTGAAGCTCCTTGGTCCCGCCAAGAAGCGTCAGCTCGGAATAGAGACCATTCTCACGAAGTATTTGTTTGTCGACTGCCATTGGTTACTCCTCGCAGACTTGTCCGCCGACGTCCTGCACAACGTCGTCGCCTGTTATTGCTGTGCCGCCATTATCGTTCCAGATATCGCTCCCAGAAAGCTCGGTGCCGCCATTGTCCTGAACAACGTCGTCGCACGCCTCCTCGTTCGTCCAGAACCAGAGGATATACCCGTCTTCCTTTGAATAGGTGCTCACACACCTGTAAAACGGATCCATGCGATCGAGGATCTTTTTGATGGCCGAAAGGCTCGTGGATGAATCTACCGCATAGTCGGTCGTTCCCCACTTTCTGCCATCATAGGTTCTGAACGAGAATTCAGAGGTAAGGCCAAAGATGAGGTTCGACCGCACCCTCTGGAAGCTCTCCCAGAATATGATTCCAATGTCGCCATCGTAGACGGTGAGGTCATCGATACGGGCGACGAACTCGCCGATATCCTTGTTGCCGGCGTTGACAACGGTCTGGAGCGAGGTACCATAAGTTTCATTCGGATGAAAGACCGAGAAGTTACCGGCAAACGCCTCCATGTGGACGACACGCTGGTGCGTCTTGAAATACTGGATGTCTCTCCGATAGTAGCCAGCTCTGAATATATTGGTAAGCTGACTGTATCTTGCCTCGTCATCGTTTCGGTTACAAGCAAACATGAATCCGCTGTCAATAACTCCACGATCTCCTCCGACCATGGCGTTAAAGAAACGGGCAGGGATGTACAGGTCGCTCTCCGAATTGATTCTGGCGTCGATTGACGGAGAAGAGGATCCATCGGTGACAACGTCGGGGAGAACATCAAAGTAGGTACGCTGGAACTCGTAGGTTTTCCCGACAGCGGTATCGGCGACCCCAAGAGTATAGGCGATTGGCACACCACTGATCGACGTGTCCGCAATGGTAACCCGAGTTGGGCTGACATATCCGGTAATATGAGTATAAGCACCAGTGTGAAAAAAGATCGGTTTACCAACATCAGTAGCCTCGAATACTTCCAGCGCGGGTCCAGACACCTTGTCAAGGATTCCACCGGATATGTTTGCCATCCCTATGCGTCCGCCACCTATCGCGATCGCGTTGTTTCCGGTTGTAATTCCAGTTACCAAGTCTGGACCAACACTCTGAATCGACCCGACAAGGCCATTGATATCCTTGATGGCCGCACCACGATCCGGGGCATCAAAGCCTACGCTCCCGAGAATTGGAGAAACGGCGTATGGCGGACCAGCAGGATTAACAGAAACCATCATCACCTTTGCAACCGGAACATCATCAACCCACACAACCTGATCGACACGGTTGCCGATCCACTGGCCGGCCGAAAACACCCGACCGGGCTCAGCCCCCTTTGTTCCAATATTCTTGGTCCGATAAATAGAAGCAGAGCTGGCAGAGTAGTTTCCAGCAGGAACCTCGATGTTTCCTACCGGAGTGTCGGTAGCGGTTGGGCTGATCTCTGTTGCACGAAACACGTCTCCGTAATCTACACTGTCAATCTCTTGACAGGTGCCACTCTCCCACAAAAGCTCGCTGGTTCCATCGGCGCGATTCCCGGTATAATCGGAAAACGGAAACCTTGACAACGAATAGGTGTACCGATACCCGTAGATCTTTGACGAATCCTCTGGAACTCCAGTGATCAGCGTGGTGGGAACACCCTCGTTGATACGGTACATATAGTAAAACGATTCGTCAAGAACAATCCGATAGATGGCATCACCGCTGAACAGGTAGGCTTCTTTTTCGTAAACCGCAATGTCGCCGTCGGTGTCCGATACAGCAGTGCTGCTGAAGTTTTCTACTGGCGTGTAAGTCGTTATCGGCTTGTCAGTTACGTAGACTGTCGAACCGTACTGCCAGATGACAAGGCCCATATTCTCGTGATCTGCACGGGCATTAAGATCCCCGCTGGGGGTCGCGACGTCCGTGTACAAACGAGATCCCGGGCGTCCTTCGGCCCACGTCCGGTAGTTGTTTACATTGACACTCTTTTCAGAATATCCAACAGGGATGCCGGACCCGGGAGGAGCCTGCAACATGCCACGCCAGCTCTTCTGAAGTATATCGAAGGGCTGCTCAGCTCTGGTTATGTTAACCGGACGTTTGAGCTGAATCTTGGACATCCGTTACCTCGAATACCCGAATGAGTCGGCCGGATACACTCTGGCTTCCTCTTGAATTGGGGTTCTTCCGATCCGCGCCTGCTGGCCTCGGTTCAGCTGGTTGCGTATCTGCCGGCAAACGCGCTCGATGATCACTTCGTCGCTGCCATCATCGCCATACTCTTCCGACCGAAGCATGGCGATAACTGCCTTCCGCATGCGCCAGTGGACATGCTGTGGCAACGTGAGCTGAATGTTGATGTCGGTTAACGGGGTCGCCTGAATGTAGTATTCAAGGTAATACTTAGTTGTCGTTGAGCCGGGATTGAACGGAAACTCTACAGTGGCAAGCTGCCCATTGTCGGGAATTGCATCCCGAGTGTTAACACCAACCTGATAAAATCCCCGGCCATTGAAATAATAGTTCTTACTCCAAGGCCGGGGCAGTGAACGAGAATCGATGCTCGGAGGTGACTCGGCAAAAACCGCCTTGACCCTTCTGCAGTTCGCGGGACAGTCATACTGGTGTATGTTGTTCTGCGTCACGAGGTAGGGCGGCATCCCGGTAGAGGGATTAATGTACGTTGTCTGCATGGTATCCTGCTCGTACACGATGGTCTGGATCTCATCGAGAACATTCAGGATCTGCTCCAACGTGTAGTTGCCTACCCGCCTGCGGATCATCTCACAGTTATACCGAGTCGATGGCATGTTAGGCCGTCACTTTCTCCGGTTCGGTCTTGTTGCCGGTTGCTTCGAGAATCGAGTCAATGACGATAACCTTCGTCGCCTTCGGGTCGAGCTCTATCCCATATTCGTCACGGGCAACCTTTTTGAGCTTCTGGAATTCCATGACCTCAAGAGCCTCGCGACTGTAATGGGTGTTCAACTCGTTGGACTTGGCGGCTATTGCCTTCTCTTTCTCGCGCAGAAGTTTCTCGCGACGAGCAAGCTCCTGTTCCTTCTTGTGAAGGTCCATTGACTTCTGCGTAAGATTGAGATTGAGCTTGCTGTCCTCGCTATGAATGGGAACCGGAGCACGCTGCTCACTGACCGTTTCAAAACGATTGCGATGCATGTCTTCGCGTCGACGATCGTTGAATTCCTTCCATTCGGTCGAAAGGCCTTCTTCGATTTTCTTCGCGAGCACCTCTACCTCGGCCCTGATAACCTCGTCGTCGATTTCCCAGAGGCCGTCGTAAAAGTGATGCGCGAGAACAATGAGGTTGTGTCTGGTCTTCGGAACATATGAGAAGTAAAGCCCGAGGGGGCTCTTCTGCCACTGGGCACATCCGGGCTCCCGATAGGTGATCGTGGGAACACCACGCTCTTTACGAATGATCGCATCCTCGAACCCATGTGACTTCGAGTTCGGCGTATTCGCTCTGCTGCTGTTCCAGTTCAGCTTGATGAGGGTGAACGGATTGCCATAAGCATCCGGAATGCCCTTAGCAAGCTCGATCCACTCGTCGGTCGGGTGCTGCTTTGTTGCTCCGTATACGATTACCATAATGAACCTTTCGTCAAATAAGTGACAATAGAAAAAAAGGACTACCGTCCCGGGAACTCAGTCAGCGGATAAATGCTATCCCGTTTGCCCTTTTTCTTGGGCTTCGTTTTCTTGAGGATAGTACGGCTGTATGTTGGCTCCCCGACGGCAGGCTTGTTAACAACCTTTCCCTGAACTATCATGATTCACTCCATTGGAATGAAAGGGAGGGGTGTTACCCCCTCCCAGTCGTTCAGTCGACCGGAGGTGCCGCAAACGGCACAACGATCGAGCCCTGCTGCTGGAGAGTGGTGCTTCCAGCATTCTCGCCGACATCGTATCCGACCTGCTTGATTCCGCAGCTGCAGAATACGCCCGAGCCGAAGTACTTGTCGTACTGCTGGTATTCCCATTCCCAGTGGAAACCCTCGGGCATCCACTCGCACAGCGCGGCCTGACCGACAAGGAAGCCGACCTGACGCGCTGCAGCGGTCTTGTCCCGGGGATCCGAGGAGCCGTCATCCGCATTACCCATCCCCCGGTAGAGGGCGGTAAGCGAAGCGCCACCGGTCGCTCCGGTGGCGGTTCCGCCAACGGTGAGCGTGGGATAGCGGGGATCTTCGATGAAACGGATGCAGCCCAGCTGGCCGAGGAATCCCGGATACATGAACCGGATTTCCTGCGAGAAGGCCTGAGCATCACGCCAGATCGGACCAAGGGCGCCAACCTGCGTGGGGTGCTTCAGCCATGTGGCCTGCGGGGAAGGAATGAAGAACAGGTATCCCTCGGTGCCGTCCTCGAACATGATCCGACGGATCAGGCTCTCGGTGCTCGCCCACTCTTCAAGACGCTGGAAGAAACGCACGCTGGCTGCAGCGTTGGTCCCGGTCCCTGCGGTATTAAGCGCGTTGACCAGAGTCTGCGTCCATGTCGCGTAGCTTGCGTTGTAGACGGGCTGCTGAGCATTGCTCAGGCCGGGGATGTACCAGTTCGGGGACCACGACGGGTTCAGGAAGTGCGGTGCGGTTGCAAGGTTCTCCGACGCGCCTTCGAGAAGAGCCTGACGCCGCATCTTGCCGAAGTACTGCTTGAAGTACCGGCCCAGAAGCGGGACACGCTGCTCGAAGAGCTTGTAGGGGAACTTGTCACGGGCATAGATACCATACGCCTGATTGGTTGTCGCATGGCTGATGTCCGTGTACTGCATCTTGAAGAACTTGGTCGTGATGTCTTCTTCGTTCAGGCGCTGGTCGCCGTTGGCGCCGAGGGTCGGGGCCTCGTAGAGATCCTTGACCATCGGAACCTTGACCGTGCGGCCTTCGTCTGCCTTGGCGTCGAGCTTCAGGTAGATGGCATTCGGCAGCGCCGGAGCATCTTCGCCTACGGAGTAGACGTAGTCGTCTGACAGCTTGTCGAACACTTCCTGAGGAAGCGCCTCTTTTTTGAGATCGGTGAGAAAAATCTCGATCTGCAGTTCAGGATCGAGAACACCGGGAGTATTAATCGCCACGGTGCGGTCCTTTCTTGGATGTGGTCACCGCTTCTTCGCTCCGATACCAAACCTGTTCCGAAGAGCATTGAACTCATCGGACAGATCTTTATTGTTATCGAACCTCGTGACGTTCTGGGCACGCATCTTCGTAAGCTCACGAAGACGGCCGGCAGCCTCCTCATTGGACTGCGACGTGATGTCCTTCGGGGGTTGACCGTGAACGCCACTTGGAGGAACGGCGACCGATTCTTCTTGGTCGCGTCGGACTTTATCCTGCAGAGACTGTGACTCCGCCGGAGAGGGGTGCTTCGACGGAGGCGTTGACCCTTCAACAGGGACGCCCCAGATCTGCTGCTGTTCCTTTATGAGATCCGCCACTGAATCGTAGCGAAGCTCAGGATACCCCTGTGTAAAATCGGCGAACCGATTGGCGAGAGGTTTGATCCGGTTGAAGGCCTCCATATCGGATTTCGGCAACCGGCTCAGATAATCGTTATCCTTTCGGATAATGGCATCGTTGATGGCAGCAATATCAACAGAAGTGTTGATCTTGGCAGTGGTCATGTGCTCCCGGATCTTACCCCAGAAGCTATCCCACGCTTTCTGCTTCTCGCCTTTGCTCAGATTATCAACGTGCTCGAAAGCGGTCGCTGCCTTCTGCTCAACGTCGGAGATCTTTTTCCGGAGACCGGCATTGACTTTGGCCACCTTGGCTGCGTACTCGCCCATTTCGATCATGTACTTGTTCGCAGCCGTCTGGTAGTCATCATCAAAAAGGCCACCTTCGAAGTCATCAGGCTTCGGTGCTTTCGGCGGCTCACCAACATCGACGTCGGATACGCCGGAGTCGGTCGGTGATTCAGGCGGTTTCCCGGTCTTGATCTGCTTGTGAAGGTTCTGAAGTTGCTGCTCCAGATCCTTCTTCTGCTGACCGAGCTTTCCGCCACTCTCGTTCAATCTGTCAATCTGCTTACGGAGGTCGCCGACATCCGATAGCAGCTTACGGTGAGCCTCCTCCATTGCTTCCTTGGAACCATAGCCGAGGAAATTATCCGAGGACGAACCTTCGGGTGGCTTCTCCGTCGGGGGTTCACTTCCCTTTGGCGGCGTGGCATCGGGGATCTCGGTCTTTCCGGGCTGCGAAGGCGGATTGGATTCTCCCGGGGGAGTGCTTCCTTCCGAATGCTGCCCTTCTGCGGGAGGAGCACCCTCCGGCGGCTTCTCTCCTGCAGGCGGATTGTCTGAGATCATCCCGGTGCGAATGTCGCTTCCGGGTGCGGCTGCAACGAATTTCATGAACTCATCGCGTTCGTCGCCTTTCTTGGGAACCTCGATCTCGTTAGAACGAATCTTCCCGAGTATCTCGGCCTGCGAAAGGTCTTTGATTTTGACAAGTGTGTCATTAGGCATATTGGTTTCTCCTCAGATCAGAACGCATCTTGATCGTGGAAAAGGTTTAGCTCTGGATCTGCGGCTTTGAGCTGCCGGCCGCAGGGAAGTTGTTCAGGTTCTCACCCTTGCCTGCGAGGTTCACGCCTGCGCGTGCCCGGCTCGCCGGCCCGGATGTCTGCTTGCCACCCGAGGGTGGGGACTTGCTGCCAGTTGCCGTGTTGCAAGGCTCGCCACCGGCACCCGCCGAAGCACTCCCCGAACCCGACACAGGCATGTTCTTCTTCTCGAACGTGGACTTACCGTTCATACGGCTGCCTCCTGTGGTTGAGTTTGCATTTTTTCGATAAAGTTACCACCCTGAAGCATATTGTCACCCTCCTGCTGGGGAGTGCCTGCTCCTATTTCTGCCTGTGATGGACTGCCTGCTGAAAATTGCTGCGGGATCTGCTCCTGACCACTTCCGCCCATGGCGCTCTGCTGGCCCTCTTCCTGAGCTGCCTGCCCAAGACCAATGAGCTTGTTGCGCAACATGAGCACGTTGATCGACGTCTGGTAGCCAGCCTCCATCTTCAGTAGACCAACAGCCTTGCGTATCTCTTCTTTCTGCTCATCAGGAATCTCTTGGGTTTCAAGAATGGCGCCGGTCATGATGAGACGCAGCAGCCGGTCCTGAGGGTCGGTAAGCACCTGCAGGGTCTCGGCATAATTTGACCGCAGCTCTGTTCTCAGGTTGATGCCACTGGTCGAAGGAACCAGCACAACCTTCATCATTGGAAGAATACTGATATCATCGAGAACAAAGGTGTTTCCATACGAGTCGACAACCCGCTCGTTGATCACAAAGCCGTTGCTGTTCCCAGCGCCGGCAAACTCACGAGGAATCCCTGCGTAGGTGATCTTCGACTGGCGAGCATAGGCCAGAGCCTTCTCGCGCTTGTGGGTCTCCCAGAGCTTGGCGTACCATTTCTGCCCCACGAGACCCATCTCGACCTTGTGACGGTACAGGATCCCGGTCTCCTGATTTGACTCTGTACGGGCGTCCATGGCCGCAGGAACGAGCGACAGGCGGTCTGCGAGGTCATACCGCCGGCCGATCTGATTGACCAGATCAGGACGTGCGCTTGCCCCGGGAAGCTCGATAATTCCACCGTTCGGCAGATCCTTGGTCGAACCCTCGTCGAGCCAGATACGAGCTGCGGGGTCATTCCACCCCTGCTCGATCTCCAGCTCCTTCTGGGAGTCACCGCCAGTCAGGGCACGATCGAGAGCAAAGGCACCCTTTGCCGACCGGGCCTGAATGTCATCAACGTACATCTCGCCGCGATTGATCGACAGCTGAATGTCATACAGTCTATCAATGACACCCTGATACTGGGAATGAAACTTGAGCCCGAGCGGATAGATGTTGCAGTTGTTGGTCTGAACCTTGTCCTTGCCCTTGGCGAGGAAAAGCTCCGAGTCGATGGTGGGAACAATCGCTTCGTAAAACTTGATCACCCTCTTACGCTTGGTCCACGTAATGTCAAAATTCGGATCAAGTCCTACCTGCTGAATATACCGCTGCTTCGCCTCGCGGTCCTGCTCCGAACCGTTTTTGAATCCGGTGTCAGGAAAATTGCAGTGGTTCTTGATGTCGTATTCCCAGTCTTCGACTTCCTCTTTTGTAAAGTGGAAGCCGAGAACGCGATGGCGGTCCCCCCACTTGTGCTCAGTCTCTCGATAGTTCGGGATGTTGGTCGTATTCTGACCGTAATCAACGCCCTCAACCTCTTCGCGCTCTTTGAGCTGCTTCAGATAAGATGAGGTGTGTGGGAATTTCTCGGCTATCTCGTAGGCAAAGAGCATCTCTTCTTCGAAATAGCACTTGATGTCGTTGATGTCAGAGGTTTTCCATGCAGGGTCAAGGAAGATGCAGAGCGGGTTGGGTGACTCCCACGCGCAGTTACCGAAGTCACTGAAGCGATCGGATATCATCATGCGCTCGTAGCCGACCTGTATGAAGCAGTCTCGAAGCGCCAGCTGCTCCGGAGTTTCCCAGCCAAGATTGTACTTGTCAGAATAGTACATATCCTGCAGCTTCAGAGCGAGGCTGTCGAGCTTGCCTATCATAGGCATGTACTTGATGTCGAACGGATTACTCAGGAAGGATCCGCATAAGGTCTCAACCTTCCATGCAGATATGTTGAAGGTCGGAGGACGGCGCCCCTGATTGCGCAGCTTCTCGACAGCATACGATGGCCACTGGCCAAAGTTGATCCCCCAGTACATACGGGAGTTGCGGATAAGGCGCTTCATATCCGGCTCCCAGTAATCCTGAAACCGCTCAAACTGGCGCTGAATAAATCCAGCCCTGCGAAGGCGAGTCTCGTCCCGGGGAGATGCTATGCTTTTATACGCTGGCATTACAGAGTTGTAGCCTTCTCTTCAACCACGCCCTTGAGCGATGTCAGAAACTTGCTGAGATCGGTGAAGGCGACCTCGGGAGACCCGTTCGGGCACATCGAGTACATCACCTTCTCTTCGCCATCGATGATTTTCTTGCGGATGTTGACGCTCATGTAGACCGACCCGCTTGACTTCTCGTAGGTGGTCGCCGGAACTGCTCCGAGCTGGCTGTACACCTTTGACTTCGCTGATCGATCCATCGGCATTACTACATTCCCTGCTGCCATTTTACACCCCTTGCGATGCGGTTAATAGACAATCGAATTCGAACTTCCTGTCAAACTTCACCGGCCCTTCCAGTGTTTCGAAAACCGACTGGCCGCCGGGAAGGAAATAGATCTGAATAAACTTGGTTATCGTAGGACAGGAGGGACAACGCAGTGTCATCTTTTTCCCGGGGTTGTTCTTCAGGGCCTCAATACAGCAGTCCGGGATCCCTACGAGAAATCGGCTACAGGTGCCTTGGTCTCCACTACCTCTCAGTTTCTCGTTCTCGCACTCTATTCTTGGCATACATAAAAAAGCCCCGGCAGGGTTACCCCCGCCGAGACTTGGCGCAAAAGAGATGTGGAGCTGAGAACGAAAAATGGCGCATCAGGACGAAACCTTCCGGCTTCCCCTTTTGCGCCTATAATCAGTATACGTATTTACTGGCCAAAAATCAACCCAATTTTGCGAATTTAGCTAAAACGTGGTTTTTGACACTTCCTTGAGCTTCCGGTCCCACTTGGCTTTCCCCTCTGCATGGGCCTGCTCATAGACTGATTTCCGGCCAAAATCGGCCACACTCTTGAGGTGGACCATATCCGGGGAAATGGCCCCACTCCGGTAATATGACTGCATTTTATCGGGCTCGGGCTTGTTCCCCTTGACGTTGTACCGCTGGAACTTGTAGGCCCAGCCAATGTAGGTAGTGTCGAGCAGCGTGCCGGCCATGATCGGAACATTAACCTTGATCGCCCCATCGATCCCGGGCCACTCGACCATATTGAACAGAGACCTGTCGTCAACGATGTGCTCCGGAACCCCCTTGAACCAGTAGCCGCTCGGAGGGACGCCAACCTGCCCCGGCTGCATCTCCATCTTCTGGTCGTGGCAGTACCACCGCTTGCCGTTTGCAGGATACCAGAACGACAGGCAGATATGGGCAAACTTTTTCTGAGCACCGGAATAGTTGAACCCGCAGTACAGCATATTGCTTTTGTCAACATCGTTCACGATGCCCTTGCTGAGCTTCATCCCCCAGCTGTCAAACGCTCTCACGATACGCTTCCAGTCTTCGCCATACCGCACGCAGATATCGAAATCGCCATCGGGAATGATGCCATCATTTTTGACAATGCCAAACAGGCCTCCAAAAGATAGCCAGTATTGGACACCGGCAAACCCGAACACCTCGTTAATCATCTTGACGGTGCGCTCCAACATCGGACTCGGCTTTAGACAACCCATGTCATACCTCGCATTTCGTTTTCTTGAGAAGGTCGTCAAACTCCTTCGTATTCAAAGGATCGATACCGACGTACTCAAGGACAGTGTTAAAATAAAGTGGATCGCTTATCATCCTCTCGAACTTCGCCCTGAACACCCCAACATCTTTGTATTTCCGCGAGAGCTCCAGAGCCATTGGATACTCGTGAATGTACCTGACCCTCGGGGATGACATAGCAAAGAGGCGCCCGGAAGACGTGGACCAGCTGGCTCCCTTGCTCCACTTTCGGTGGATGCTGAGCACCCGGGCATTCGGGAAGATCTTGAGCCACTCGCCAAGGGTGATGCCGTTGCGTGGATCCTTCCAGCCCCACTGTCCCCCGATCGCCTCCCTTGCGGAGAACGTACACGCTGCCGCCGCTCTCATCTCAGCTGCATTGGAAAACCTTCCAAGGTCTCCACCGCTGCTCTTCATGATGCTGACGTATTTATCCGCAAGCCTTGCCATGTTTCGGTGGGTAAGCTCGGTTCCCCACATTGCCTTCTGGATGCCAATGTTGATATCCTTCATGGCCTTTGATTCGTGCCACTTCCGGTCGTCCCTGTTGCCGGCGTCGAATCCAACGAACAGGCCGCAGAACCGCAACAGCTTCGTCGCATACGAAGTGCCACCACCGTGCATCCCGCAGATAATAATTGGGCTTGCTTTTTTGAAATTCATCATCACCCTCATTTGTGCCTGATTGTGTATCCGTTACCAGACTTGTCGTAAGCCTTGAACTTGCTGTGCAGCGGCTTCCCGGTGATGATCCGACCATCGAAAAGCTGCCACGCCCTGTAGTTAAGAACACCCATGTTTCCGTTGATGTGCGGTTTCACAGTACGCAGGTCGCTTACCATAACCTTCAACAGCCTGACCATGTCTGGGCGCCTCGCACCTATGATGCCGGCGTTAAGGGCCACACGATCATCGTAGTGCGTGTGGCCGTAGACCCTGCGCTGCTTCTTTCTGATGAATATTCCACGATCACCCTCCGATCCAACACACAGATACCCCGGCCTTATGAGCTTGAACGGGTCTCCGTAAAATTCAATGTCGAAAAGATCGCACAGGAAAATCTCCATCAAGCTCGGATTGCTCGTAATGTACTGAAGGAAGTGAATGTACCGCTGATCATTAAGAGACTGACCAGTCAGGTTCACCCGCTTAAATAATAGCCCACTGCCAGCACACCTGTTAATGAACTTGCTTGACAACTGGTCGTGGAATATGACAACAGGAAGCCTATGCTTTGCTGCGGTCTCTACAAAGGTAGATATCAGCTGGTAGCTGTCTGGCGGAAATGTATGATCAGGCCTGTAATGCTTGCTTACGGGATCTCCGCCTCTGCGCGGCTGCGGATCCCTCGCGCCTGTGAAATACGTTGTCAGAATCGATCTCATATATCACCCTTCCGTTGTGCTTAACTCTCGTGTAGCCGCCCTTCCTCATCATCATGTCTATATAGCCAACACGCCTCGACAGCTGTTTATCGTAAAACTTACTGTTGGTATGACGATGCCCTATGAACGGAGTGTCCATCTGCGCAACACCAATACCAGCCTTCTTTGCCTTTGCAAAAAAGTCAAGGTGCTCTCCACCGCACTTCAGGTCGGCATCCCATCCACCCATCTTCCTGATCTTGGCAACGTCACCTACCCAGAAGTTGGGAATCATATCACAGTACGTAATGCCGCCGCCCTTGCGGTGGGCACCAGAGCGTCGATCGATCTCGGTCCCGTTGATCCGCAGGACTGTCGTATTCCAGTTGGTAGTCCTACCCTCTATCCTGCCGCCAAGAATATCGATATCATCGTGTCGCTCCAGAACATCAACCATCTCTCCAAACGGGAACTGCCTGCGAAAGAAAAAATCATCGTCGAGCAGCATCATGTACTTCGACCTGACCACCTTAAGCATCATATTCCGCTTGGCCGACAGCCCAGAGTCAAACTTCATGTTGATCAGCCTGCCATTAGTAAGGTGCAGAACAGGCGGAAGTCGACCGTCATTGACCACGATGACAGGAATCGTCTTGGTTATCTCCCGAATAGACGCAACACAGCGAGCCAGAGCGTCGTTACGCTCGAATGCGGCTATACATATCGTAAGAGCTTCAGAGAGCCGCATGGATAGCCTTCCTTATTTCTGACATTCGGGCAATGTTGTCTGCGGCCGACCCGGTCTTACGCCCACCCTGTATTGTCCCCAGAGCATTAGCGTACACGGCATCGATGCCTTTTATCTTGTTGATCATGACGTAGTTATTCACACTGTTTGGCGTCAACCCGCTTGCACAAAACATGACAACCCTCAACGGGCGATTGGCAACCCTGAAAAGCACATTATGCAGCGCCGAACCATGGCAGCCTATGATTACATCATGCTCGTTCACTGCTGCTATCTGCTGCTCTACGGTCTCCAGCTGGGGGTGCGATATCTTCGCACCTATCGAGCACATGAACTCCTCGATCTGATCCTCACCATGGACCTTCCTCAGCCGGAGCGGCAGCTTACTCCTGCTGAGGTACAGGGGAGCCTTGCGCTTCCGGTACGGCCCCAGCTCCTTGGCTACACTCTCAAAGAATGCTGCATGGATGGGGTGACAGGACCGACGATTCTCGAACGATGGCAGCGCTATATGGGCCTTCTTGATGGTGGTCCTGCCTGTAGGTGCTTGAATCTTTGACAGGTGCTTCCGGGTCATTGGACTGATCTTCATGACGCGCAGGACGTTAGTCGAGATCCCCCGGCGTCCGATCACAAGACTCCTCGTTTCCCCGAAAGCCCATATCCTACTCGATCCCTCAGTGAGAAAATGGCCCCAGTGCGACAGGTCCATAGGAATGAATACTGCATTGCTTACGTGGTTCGACAGACCTCTATACAAGCACGCCCGGGGAACCTTAATCTCACCATCTCCGCGAACGAACGTGGATTCCATGATCAACCTGTCATTTGAGCTATAAAGGCGCGGAATCCCCTTACCCGGATAATAAACATCCCTTGCAGTGACGAAGCCCGGATTACCCACGGAGTTGCCTCCGAATGAACCGGGAAACGGTGTCCACCTGATAGGGGATCTCGTGGTACTCTTCCCCAGCTTCTGCAACCATCCTCTTGAAGACTGGATGCTCCGATACGTGGTTCCATTGCCGATAGAACTCGGGCTTTATCATTGCTGACAGCCTCTTGAATATCACGGCGTCGCCCTTGTCCTTGCGTTTGCGGATCTCGCCGAGGTGGATCCCGTGGTGGCGCACCTGCCCGGGAGAGTAGTTCCTGCTGACCTTCAGGCCGGACTCTTCGACCACGCTACGAATTGCCATCTCGTCGTCGTAGTGTCCGTGACCTATCTCGCCGGCAGCCAGCTTGTGCATGTACTTGCGCCGTGCATTGAGCGTCTTGGCGTACCACTGGGCATTGACAAAGTTGAGGCCACGCAGGCGCTTGTGGTGATCCCTGCATCGACCCATGATCGCGTTGCTGTAAGGAAGCCCGGACTGTTTCATCTCCCTGAGGTGGAACGACAGCAGGTCCACCGACTCCTCCATGACCATGATATCGATATCGGTGATCCACACATAGTCGTAGTTCCCGGTGACCGTTGCGAGGTGGCGGTACGATGCGGCAGCATACTTCGGCATTCCATCGGGAGGAAGCATTATCTCTATCGTGTAGTTCGGATATGCTCGCTGAGCACAATACTTGAAAAGCGGAATGTATGCCTTGTACACTCCGCTCGCCGATGTAAGAATAGCTACCTTGGGCACGGATCTTTTAAGCGCGAGATTTACGTCTCGCAGGCTTCCGCATTCCGCCCTTCTCGACACCCTTGATCGTCCCCTTGTTCTTTGAAGCGTAGAAGACTCTCTCGCCTTTCTTCGGGCCGTATTCCTTCTTCATGGACCCCATGATCTTCTTTCCCTTTTTGGTCATCGGCATCGCCATTCTCCTCTGTTAAAAGCTTACGGGCTGCAGCTACCTTCGAACGGGAAACATTCTTGTAGGCTTCAAGGATATTCCCGGCCAAGGTGCCGGCGTCAGCCCCGTATATAAAATGCATTAAGCTGACAATAAAGAGCGCAGGCTTTTCAATGATAAAATTGTACTGGGCAATGAAATGATCGTCGGGCTTGTGTTCCTTCAGCCAGTTCGAATACATCATTGTCTTCAGACAATAGTTCTGCTTTGCGTTGTCCGGGTTAATAAGGCTGCTGAGGGCCGGAACACCCTTGCCCATAGTCACCCTGCTCTCGACGGCCTCTTCAAGGTTACGGACGCACAGGATCGCCTTCCATACCCGCTCTGGCGGGGTTTTCTGCAGAGCCTGAGCAGATACCTTGAGAGCCTTTCCATCGTACTTGCCCTCCGGCAGGCCGCCCCTGTTCGTGCCATCGGGAAACTCATAGTACCCGAGGGGATTATACTGCTTGAACTCTGAGTTGCCGGCACAGAACTTCGAAGGAGCCACGGGGAACCCGAGCAGGTCCAGAGTCTGCATCATCATCGACGTCCCGGTCCTCGGTGCCCCGCATACGATCAATGCGCCCTTAGCCATACACGGCCTCCTGTACTGCCTCTTTAAGATTACCTATCGGGAACAGGTTCCTGCTGATTGCATGCGCCAACCTCGGATCCTTCTTGCGAAGCTTCTCGATCAGGTCGCACTGCATCGGAACCGGCAGATTCTTCCAGTCTTTCACAGTCGCAGTCAGGCGCCTCACAAAACTCTCTGAGCTCTTCTTCGAGTTCATTCGAAATCCTCCCCTCCTGCTGCGTCTGGATCAGGACCAAGCTGGCGAGCACTTTCCCTCTCGTGCAGCTCCTTTTCAATTTCCTCAGCCTCTCTTCTTGCGCGTTCACCCTTCTCCTCCTCTACGGCAGCCTCCACGATGCGCTTCAGATCAACCATCTCCTCGATTAATTTGACTTCGCGGAACCGTGGCTCGGCAAACTGGATAAAGTGCCTCAGTGCCCTGAGCATGTTGACAGGGTCAATTTCGTACTGCTTGCGACAGCCCTCAGCCCTTAACTTCACGTTCAATCGCTCCCTTCAGATCAGAAAACATCTTCTGCAGAAACCCGGGATCCTTCTGCTCGATGTCATCAAGGTCGAGCTTCAGCCCGTGGTTCTGCCAGAGTATCGCACCCTTCTTCTCGATGAAGCCGCAGCCAAGCAGCAGCGCACGCCCCTCAGGGGAGCTCTGCTTCCAGCTGGAGACGATATACCGCACGTTGCCGTTGAATAAGGTCTTGGCAACATTCACCAGCTTCTTCATGCGGCCCTCTTTGCGATTCTTCGGGCGGGTCCACATATTGTGGATCTCCAGCACACAGTACGGCTTGATCGTCTTCGGCCGAACGAATACGGCGTTAAGGAACAGGGAGGCAACGATCGTCCCGTTGATGTAGTCGGTAATGTACAGTGGATCGCCCTGATGCGGCTCGATGAAGATGCCATTCTGGCTGGCGAGGGCCTTCTGGGTACTGGCCTGAATGAGCGGACACTTGTCTGGAAACCCGCCCTTGCTGTTGGCTTTCGTGATGATGTCCTCGCCACCGTCGTCTGCCTTGGGGTGGCCACACACCAGCTTGTCGCTTGGCATCTCTGTGTAGTGCTCACATTTGCGACACTCGGTAATGAGCTTGTCGCCGTCGACTACCTTTACTTTGCCATGTACTCCCATTCGCTCCTCCTCGGTGCTACGTTCATGCGGCCGCCGCGCATCTTCTCGCGCACCTTGACCTTCCTCTGTGAATATGGTGGCAGCGGGGTCGGTGAGTCAAATTCACCAGCACCCCGGAGCTCGTTAACAACTATCGCAAGGGCTATACAGTGGGGGTAGCCGTCAGCCGGTATACGCCCATCATACTCCCAGCCACGATACTGCAGGTCAGTAGCTATGCAGTCGGTATGGACCACGACCCGATTCTCCACAAAGAGCTCACGGGCAAACATGATCGCCGCATTGATGTCGTACTGCTTGGCCTCGCGGATCCTCATTCTGCGCTTCCGCATCAGCTTTATGGTATTCTCCCCCTTGCTGAACATCTCGCTGTTTCCGAGGATCTTGGTTGTTTTGCTGAATCCCTTGCCAGCAGCAGCCCTAATCTGCCCTATGATTATCTCAGGCACCGGCCGATCACTTCCAAACTCAGAAACGACAAACAGCTTCCGGCTGCGCTTCCCCCAGAAGAACCAGTTCCCATGGATCCCGGTGTCCTTCTGCTGAATGACCACACTGTAGAAGTTGAACATATCCGGCTCGACCTCAGTCCAGTCCAGATCGAAGTCCTTGAACAGCTCACCACTATACTGTGGCCAAACCGACTTCTGGCCAACGAGGAGCTTGTACGCCCCAGACACAGCGTCTATCTGGTCACGCTTGTTGAGCGGGAATGATCCAGCCTCAGCAAGAAACGCCCTGTTCCATTTACCCCTGACAATGTATACGTGCCCCTGCTCTGCCTTGGCAGCCCATGTCTTTGCCCTGTCGATCTTACTTCCAGTCGGCCTGTCAGCGTGGAATTCGTACCCATGCAAGAGGGCTCTGTAATGATCCACAGACTCGATGCCGGCAGACCCGGGCTCCTGCTCTATACCTATCGGGGTATCATGACCGTCCATGGCAGCGTTCTGCTTGACCTTGGCCTCAGTCTTTGCCGGCGTAAGTCTAAACCGCTCCATGTGGCGTATGTAGAGATCAGGACCATCGAGGCCGCACTTGGCCCCGGCCGTGTAGTCCGGGTCGTCGTCTTCCTTCTCGGGCTCAGTCCCAGCCTTGTCCCAGTACCTGATCCAGCGAATGCCGCCCGGAACCTCATTCTCCTCGATGATCTTGAACCACAGAGGGTTGAGCATGCCGCCCTTGTAGCTGATATTCCAGTTACCGTTGAGAAGCCGCTCGCGGTCCACGGCAGCCATGGCCATGAGTGTCGACTTGTAAAAGGGGTCAGCTATCTTACCGAGCGGATTGTCGTCGATGGTTGATGGAATAAACGTAAGGCTCTTTGGTCCATTCCCTTCGCTGTCCTTCCAACTCTCTTCTACCCATACAATCTCATCATTTATCCGGGTAAAATACCGAAGAACCCCAGATCGCTCCTGTATGGGCAACCCGGTCTCGTCATCTATCCACCAATCAATAAGATCCCGAACCCACGAGTCTGCGTCGGGGTTTGTCGTGGCACGCATGTATGGCTTCGCGCCCTTGAACCCTGCCGGCGGACGATTGCGTGACATGAGATAAAAGAACTGACCTTCGGTGAAGTGGGTAAGCTCATCAAAGCCAATAAACACGTACTGTGCGCCCTGATGATCGAGCTTCGTTTTTTCGTGCTGCATGTGGCTGAACTTTATAAAGCTGTCTGCCGGGAACTCCCACTTGAGAAAGTGACCAATAGGGGTGGCGCCGAGCTTCGAGTAGATCTGCGAGGACGTATCCCATAGACCGCCACCAGACGTGATCTGGGGTGAAGTGCGACGAAAGATAATGCCATTGTAGTTTGGAAGATGAGAATATCTGGCAGCATCAAGCAGGAGCCCGTAGCTCTTCCCGCCATAGGCAGCCCCACCATAGATAACTATGTCAGCGGGAGACGCAAGAAACTCTGACTGTGGCCCGGGCTGTGGCGACAGTACGTCAACCCCGCGCTTGGCCGCCTCTACGGCAGCCTCAGTCATCGATGCATCAAGGGGGGTTGGCATCCGAACTCTACCTGTTCCTCACGATGTCTTCTGAGATGCTCCTCAGCTCATCAGCCTTGCGCTGAAAAGCAGACTCACCATAGGATAAGCTGTGTCCCTGCATGGACCGAGAAGCATTCTCTGCCCTCATCCCATCTACCTCAACCATTATGGCCGACGCCTCTATTTTGCGTGCGTATAACCAACCGATATCCGCCATGAGCTACCCCCTCGCTATATCAAGAGCCGTGTTCATCCAGCGCTCTACGTCTTCTGTGTGCTGCTTCCTCATCGACTTGATCATACGATTCTGCATGATGATCACATCGATCAATTCCTGCCGGCTCATTTCCGTTTCCGGCTTGCCCATCCATGTGAACTGGGGGTGTTCCATTTTCAAGACTCCTGATGATGGTTTCGATATCTTCGAGCACGGGGAAGCCCCGCGCCACACAATTCTGAACAGTCCGCAGGAGGGACGCCAGCACCTGATGCATGGCTGTTACATCACTCACCAAGTAGTACGCCCCCTGCGGACGCTCTCTCATTTTGCATGTGTTCTGAAAACGCCTCACGTCTCGTGAGTGCCCTCCACGTCGCGCTCTTCGCGATCCTTGGTCCGGTTGTTGAGATACTCCATAGCAAGCTCAAGGTGATGAAGAGCCTCAGCGTTGTCCTGACACCTGAACCGCGACTCCTGATAATACCGGATCCTGTCAGCTGCCGCATCGATGATATCCTCAACGAATGCGCCGTTTGGCTCCTTGCGCCCCTCACCACGACCGAGCGGACCATTCTGCCAGCCGATAGCAAAGCCACGACCAAACGTGGTGCCGCCGGCAGGGTTGCCATTGGCATCATCAAAGTGCATGCTGCTGATACCCATTCTCATCTCTTCCTCCTATGATATTCGATCAGCTTCGTGCCGACCGAGGTTGTACATTTGACCGTGTGCGGCTCGTTGATCGGAGTGGTCAGGCCGTGCTGCTCGGTGACCCGCGGGCTGCAGCCAGTAAGCCAGAAGACAATCACACCGGCGACAATCAGTATCACATATCCAGTGATCGTGGCCACCCAGAACCTGCGCTTCTGCTCCAACTGGTAACAGCGTCGGCAATCAATGCGTATCGATACGTTCGGGCCAACATCCGTGACCTTCCCGTGCTCACCGTTGCAATCCGGGCAGACGTCACCCCTCATGATTTCCTCCCGGTGCCTTTGCAGTCCTCTGGAGTATCCGACTCATTTTCGGCGCAGTGACGGTTGACAGCACTTTCTATTTCTGATAGCAACGACATAGCAAACCTCCTATAAATTCAAAGAGAAAACATTTCTTACAACGTCTGATAAATGGTGAAGTTGCAAAGCAATTTGGCGAAGCCCGGAACGAAGTGGAGCACCATTTATTTGTTGGGCGCTGTAAACCGGTGACTCCATATTTCGTTCCGGGCTCACCACGGGTTGTTACCGACTAACCCGCGTATTATCGGCAGGTGCAGAGCGGTCGAGCTTTTTCAAATTCGGCTTTGCTCGTGGCACCATTTTGTACTCAGGGAACTCCTTTGCGATAATTTTCTTTGCCTCGGATACCGTAACATCTTTAAACCTGTCCACTTTTCGCGGAATAGAATTGCGAATAGGCATATAGCCTCCTTGTTAAGAAAATGTAGTGGTGAGCCCCTATAATAAAGACTCACCGGTTTATTGCGCCCAACGTCCCGGCCCACTCGCCCGAAGTGCGGTACTCCGCATTTTGGGCTGGGCCTGTTGTACGAAGTTTTGCCGGATCCCATATTTATTCTTCCGGTGCAAACTCAGCAACATCTACGTCCAGGCATTTAATATTATCACGCGAATCTTCGAGACAAATTAGCGTTACCATACAATCACGAAGCGCATTCATTTCATCGCGAATATCACCGACACACAAAGGATCGCCGTGCTCGCGTGAATCGCTAATGGTTGAATCGCCGTGAATGCGTCCGTTGAGTTCAGCACAAAGCTTATTAAATGCCGTAACGCCCTTCATGCGAAAACTGTCAAAGTCAATTTGCATAGATACCCTTTATTTTGCGCCGGACTACAATAAAGCTCTCCGGCAAAATTTCTTACAACGGTTCGCGCTACAGATGCCGTAGCACGATATTTTGCCAATCGGCACGGATATGGTCAAGCGTTATGTCGCTGATCTGCTCCCACTCTTGTTTGAGGCCACGCCGATCAGAAATGTCTTTTTCAAGTGCCGCTACAATTTTAAGTGCTATGGCAATCTTAGCGCTGTTGTCGGCTCGTTGCTCGACATTAGATCGCTGAGGTTTGTCATGCACGAATTGCCGATTGCACACATACACATCAAACGATGGAATGTAGACTGCGCGGCGTTCTCCGCATGCTCTCACCTCTTCCGCTGTGGACAAAAACCCACCGAGCCTGACCACCACGTTCTTTTCGTTTTGCAAGAGAGAACGCGCTTCGTTTTGTTCCTGCATGACAAACCTCCAATAATTCAACTGGCAATGGCCGACAACTCGTTCTATGCGGTCATTAATGGGGGTAGGATGCGGCATAGTGGTCGATGGTTCATCGTGTCTGGAGCTACCATAATTCCCACTATTAACGATATACTTTCCATCGTATCGTTGCACACACCACTACCCCTATTCTGTCCCCCTCTGATTATCCGGCAGGATCAGCAGTGGCCTCTGGATGTCCTTGCCGCCCGAGGTGATGTCCTTCTTGATCGGAGCATAGTTGCCGACCATCTTGTTGAGCTCCTGTATGTAGCTAAGCTGGATCCTGCGATCATTGTACATGCGCTTGACCATATCGATCACCTTTTCGTCCATGACCCCTTCGGCACTATCAGCCTCCTGAAACAGCTTGACCACGCGCTCGGTGAGCTGCTGCCCATGCTCAATACCCTCAACGATCCTCTGCACGAGCTTGGCCTTCGGCATGCCGGCCTTCACGAACATCTTCTCGGTGTCGCCCATGATCTTTTCTTCGATCTGGTCTGCGAGCCTGCCCTTCTTCCACTTCTTGTTGGCGACACGTTTATGTATCGTCACCGCTGAAATTTTATACTTCTTTGATATATCTGCTACAGACGTGCCCATCTCGTAGGCAGCCTTGCACTTGGCCCAAAGTACCGCAGAATAAGCCACTTACAGTGCCTCCGGACCCGGGTCAGGTTCGAACTCTGGGGCATGAAACATACCCTCGACTTCTCTGCCGCCTTCCTGCTCCAGCTCCTTGAGCAGTATAGCCATGGTGGCGCCTATTGCATGGTGGAGATACCGCATGCCGTTGTCTCCAGCTGAGGCTACCACCTGTGGAGCTATGCCCTGCCTTGCGTACATGGGGATACCCGGAGCGTCAGGCCCTGAGGTAGATATCTCGATGACATACGGAGCCCCGGGCTCATCGACCCTGCTGAGATCAACGGTGAGCTTCATACGTCCCTCATTCCCAGATACTTGAATACCCGCTGGCCCTCGGCGCCGTCATGGTCAACACCGTAAACGTGGACCCGTGGCTTGACTTCGGTATCGTCCTGAACCTTTGACGGCACGGGCAGCGGCTCGGCAATGTAGATCTGGTATTTACCCATCTCAGCCATGATCCTCAGGCCGTCGAACTTGCCCCCGGACAGCTCAACCTTCATCTCTTCTACCATGACGGCCTCCCGGTTTTCGAGGATCTCCCCCGGCTCATGTTGGCCTTCTCAATGACCAGCACGCGACCGTATAAGGTCATCGAATATGCCGTTCTGGTGAAATAGCCCTTCTCGCCGGCCCACCACCCGTTCATTCTATCGATCAAGGTCTTTGCATACTCGATCATTGTCCCGGGCCTCCTTAGGCCACCGCCGTACCGTGGCAGGTAGCTGGTCTGAAGATCCTCCACAAGGTAGATGCCGCCGATCTTGACCGATCGATACATGCCCTCGAACGTGGCGATCTGCTGCTCCATCCTGTGGCCGCCGTCATCGATCAGGATATCGATAGGTCCGACAACACCGCAAACCTTCTTCAGGAAGGCCGGGTCAGCCTGATCTCCGATGAGCACCTTGATCCCGGGTTCGGCAGCCACCTTGCACTTCGGGTTCTTGTCGACGCCGAATATCCGCGCCCCCGGGCCGAAGTATGACTTCCACATCTGCAGGGATCCACCATGGCTCACGCCGAACTCGATCACGGTCGGCTTCTTGTTCCGGAACTTTTTGAAGTGCCGGTGATAGATGGCGAAGTAGTCCAGCCATTTATGGATCAGCCGACCCTTGTTGTGGCGAAAGTATTCGCTGAGCGGGTTACTCATCGCTGGCGTACTTCCCGACAATGTGCTCGGCCTTGACACAGAGCAGCGTCTCCACCCCGACCACCACGTCGATGCCGGCCTTCCGCAGGGTCACGATCACATCTCCGACCGATACACCCTCGACCTCTGGGCCGACGGCCAGCACCTCCATGCGGTTGTCAGACTCCCGGACAGTGTCTGGGATGATGATCCCGCCCGGGGTCTTCTTTGCCGCCTCGACCCGACGAACCAGCACCATGTCCTTATACGGTACAAACTTCATTTTTCGCTCCCTCCATTATTCTTTTGGCGATCCCAGACTCAAACAGGAACCCTCCGCCGTTTTTGGTGTGTACCTCAAGCCATCCGCCGAAGTGTTGGCGTATTCTGCTCACCACGCACTCGCCATTGGATAACTCATAAAACGATTCCTTTATCTGAGATAACTTGTTCTGATAGTCGTCCCACATTCTGATCAGACCGGAGCGCTCATTGATTCGGCGAGCATACATGAGCTCGGCAGACCCGTACTCTCCCCACGAGTAGGGCTCAGAGTAAAACCACACCTCGCAGTGGTCGCAGCCAAGGCGCATGCTCTGCTTCTTCTCGTATTCGGTAAGCTCCCATTCAAACTGCGGATAATATCTCTGAGGGCGCGAGTGAGATTCTGCCCGAGAGTCAAGTCTGACATATTGGCAACCTCCTATGATATTATACTATACGGCTTTCTGCTCTGCAACCATCGCGACGTTCCACGCATTGATCATGAAGTCGACCAGCACTGAAAGGTTCGTCGACTCACGAAGCTCAACCGAAGGCATCGTCCTGCACTTGCATCCGATCGCAATCTTCTGCTCGTGCGTCGTGGTGATCTCGCTCATTATCATGGGCAGATACCCACACTTCGGACATCGCACCCCCCGGACTCTTAGCCTCCTCAGTATCTCCCGGTGCTGGTTGGATATCCTGTACGTGGCCTCATCGAACGGCAGCGGGTTATTCCGCAGCCGATCGAGAACCTCCTGTGGCCGCTGGCCAACGTCGGCCCGAACAGAGCTGAAGGTATCGTCCTCTTCCTTCTTCTTCTGCCGTTCAGCATGGAGATTCCTGAGCCATGGGAAGTAGATCCATACCAGCACGGCAGCCGCAACGACCACAAAGATGCCGGTCACGAGAGGGGCTCTCTTAACTTGAGCGTCGTCGATCGAAGCTGCCTTAAAAACCTATCGGTTTCGCTGCGTGGAGTTGGCGTCATGAGCCCGACTTCCCTGTCAAGGGTCATCGTTAAGTCCTCCAGACCCTCAACCATCCGCAGATAATCATCCCGGCGCCACACAACGTGATCCTCGCCCAGAGCTTTCCGGGATCGGTCGATTAGCCTCCGAAGTCCTTCCGGGTTTGATTTTTTCAAATAGCCGACAAGCACCTTCTCGTTTTCGTCGGCAAGCAACCGTTCCATCTCTGCAATATTTAATGCGATCTCATTCTGAAATGAAGGAGAATGAAGAGACAGCATCTTTTTCGCGCCGGCAATCTCGAACACCTCCCCGGGCTTGTGCTTTGGGTCAGCCTTCATGAAGACACCGTCAGGGATGTCCGTCTTCTTGCACGTGTAACTTTTGAACGTCGGGACACTGATGTCATAACCAGTGCCATCGAACATCTCCTTGAGGTCCTCGGCGCTGAACTTCCGCAGAATCGCGTGGATAGTATCCCGGGCAATGTACTTGTCCCGGTGCGGGTCGGGCAACTCCTTGATGATAACCTGCGGATCGACGGGCTCACCAGCCTTCCCGTTTTTGAGGCTCTCCATGGACTCGTCCATCATCTTAAGGGTGCGCTCCGAAACACTGTCATCCCTATTATGGTCCCACTGCCCGGGAACACTGTCAATTCCGGGATCAGAGCCGGCCCTGACGTGATCCTTGACGCTCGGCTCCTCCAGCCGTTCGACACGCTCGCTAAGGCTCATCATGGTCTGACGGTGGGTCAGCAGGGCGTTGTCCATGGTTTCTAGGCGCTTGAGCACCTTCCCGAGCGTCTCGCTCATGGTGTCCACCCGGGCAGTGAGCTCAGTGACGCTATCGTCGTGCGCCCTGTACCCATCCAGCTTTTCAGATAGCTTGGCTATTCTGTCACACAGATGTGCGTATTTTTCCTCCACAGTCACCTTCTCCTCCTGTGCGGATAAGTTGTGAATTACTGCACCTCGCCGTCGTCTTCCTGAGCCGTGAAAAGAGGAATCATCTACTCAAAGGCCTTCCCGCCCGGAATATCGTGGACAACCTCAGCCAAGCCATCCCCGAATATTGGCCGGATCCTGAGCTCTCCCTTTGATGGACCCCTGTGTTCGATCTCGGGAGCCCCATTACACTGGGCGTCACCTTCGGCCCGTTTACGGGCCTCTATGGAGCTCTGAAGGGTATCGACCAGATTCACGATCTGCTGCTCCATGGCCCAGATCCACTGGGTGAGCTTCTCAATCCCTATATCTCCTTGATTTACCGTGTCTTTCACGAGGCCACGAATAGCATCGGTGGCCTGATCGTCGCTCAGTTCGAACTCGGCCGGCATATATCGCCCCTTTCTGATTCCCTGTTCTGGGAGGGCGCCGGGACGCCAAAGGCTTCCATCTTGAGCATTCCGGCCTTGGCTACCTCCATGAGCCCGTAGATCCTCAGGCGATCATCTGCCGTGGTTTCACGGAGGTCGTACATGACCGTTATGTTCCCGGTTCCATCCCGGAAGATATTAACCAGAGAACGCCCCTCGTTCATAGCGCCACCCTTTCAGGGTTATTGTGGATGTTGCCGACAATGAAGCTGTTCTTGCCGGCGAACATTGCCACGGGATACTGACGCAGGAAAGCACCGGATCTGAAGCAAGCAAGCATTATCCCGCGCTCAAACCTCACCACGGCATCGACATCGAACTGGTCTGTTTTGATGTGGATGATATCACCTTCGAATATCTCACAGCCCTTCGAGTCGTGAATTGAGGACCCGAGCTCAATCAGTAGATCCCGGGGACTGTCTTTGTGGTTGGCCATAGCTTCGAATATCACCATGGACATACCAAACGGCTGACACCATGCCATGCGGCGTTTGTTCCATGCGCGAAACGACTTGACCGGCATCAGAACTTCCCCATAACCTGCCGGGACAGTATCCCGCGCTGGATGTCAATCTTCTGCTCCGGGGCCGGGGTGTCCAGCTCGAACTGGTGCTGACACGCCTGATCCATGCAAACCATCTTCCGAATCTTCCCGTCACGACCATAGCACCGTATCGGGTGATATCCGCACTTCGGACAGACTTCTATATCTGCCATACCCTCTCCCTTGAAAAAGGAGAAAGCCCCGGAACGCTTAAGCGGAAAGTGAAAGTAGGTATCCGGGTTAAGCGTGGGCCTGCGGCTCCGGGGCTCCTCTCCATTGTATTCAGCGGTTTCATCTATGTAAAATATATTCATTTTCAATTGATGATGCCAATTAATTTCCAAGCTGCAGCATAAACGACAACGATGACAAGTATGAACGCCGTGGCGACTACCCCTCCCCAGACGTCTCCAACCATATTCTTATACTCTCTGCACGTTTCTTGAATGTCGCAATACTCGCAGAGACCCGACCTACGGAACGAGCAACAACCCATGGAACCCTCCTCGAATTTGTCACCTGCTTACCATGCAGCTTACCGCTCTTGCTCTTGAGCTCAAGGTTCATGGCCAAGCAGAATTGCTCATCAACAGGTATCAAACACAGATTGTCCGGGCGCCCACGAAGCTCGCTGAACACAATCTTCTTCTCAAGGACCGTAAGCCGGCGCTCCAAGATCTTGAAGACCTTGTCCGGGATCCTGAAGTTGAATATTCCCCGCAGCGTCAGCTCATCGTCGGCGTAACTCTGAAGCGGCGCCTCAGACGCAACCTGATTCTTTTCCTTGTCGACCCACTTCTTTTTTGGCAGGAGCATCAGCTCCACCATCCGTTAAGAACACCGAGCAAGACAATCACGACCCCGGCTATCGATCCGAGCGTAATTGCCACCATCCATAACTCCAGCTCCCTGTCGGTCATCAGTACCCTCCGTAGGTTTCTGCAGGCTTAATAGCCGCCATACGTTTCCGCCGCCCCGCCTCGCTCTCGATCCTTCCGCACTCGTCGCACCGATGACTTGCGACCTCACACCTTCTTGTTTTTTCGTTTCGCCTTTGCCGGGGGGTGCTGAAGAACGTGTCCACCCCGCACCCGAGACAGTTGAGTCTTACTTCCCCCGCCGACGTTAATGTGTGGGGTTGTATCTTCGAAGTCGTTGAAGAGCGCATCAGTAACCTCTCGATCCTCCAGCGGAGTGATCAGGCTGATGTACCGGCTCGTTTTCGGCCTGATGTTCTTGTACGTGTGCCACGCCTTCAATATCGGCATACTTTGTCATCTCCCTTCTTTCGTCGGCCTTTCGACAGTAGTCCGCATACCACGGCTCATTTGCAAGCAGCTTCTTGTGCCACTCCGGAGCAATAATCCGGAACTTGTCTTCCTTGAACTCATCAAGAAATGCAACATAGTCCTGCTCTTTCTCGTGATCCATGGTTGTCCACGTCAGGCCCATGCCACTGTTGAACATGAGAAGGGCTTCGCCGGCAGGGTATCCCATCGCATACGCTTCGTCCTGAAGCCTACGGAGGAATTCAATAACGTCCTGCGCTTCGTCGGGCAGCTTCCTGCTCCGGAGCTCGTCTTGGCTGCAGCAATCAATCAATCTCATAGCGGCACCTCACCTATCTTTCCCGTAGCCAATTTGAAAGACCTCCTGAATTCAGCCAACTCCTCATCGGTCATCCGCTCCTCTGGGGTGGGCGCAGGGGCTTTGGGTGCCGGCGGCCGACGTTCTGAGCTCCTGCGCTCCCGTAGCCTCTGCTCCTTGCGCTTCCGGGAATAATAGCCACGTTCCTCGGCCTCATCCCTTCGAGCCCAGTTACGGACAGCCATGACCCAGTTGGCGTACATGGCGTTCTTTGCCTCGCTGTACTCTTCCGCGCTCTGGTAATAGTGGCGAGCCTTGTCGACCGGCCACTTCGTTGCTGCCACAAAGGCATCGAAGTCATAGAACGGGGAATTCTTGAACAGGTGCTTACCGGCCTTTTTTGGCTTCCCCCTTTCCCCCATACCCCCTTTTCCCCCAGAAGCAGAAGCAGAAGCAGAAGCATAGATGTCCCGGACACTTTGGGACATTGTCCCACCTTGTCCCTTTTCTTCGGATA